TGAGCCAATGCCTGTAGAACCAGTACTTCCTTGTGATCCAACAGATCCTGTAAGTCCTGTTGCTCCTTGTATTCCAGTTGAGCCAATGCCTGTAGAACCTTGAATGCCTGTTGATCCTTGAATACCCGTAGCACCTTTAGAACCTGTCGCGCCAACTCCAGTAGCTCCAGTTAGACCAACTCCAGTAGCTCCAGTTGATCCAACACCACCAGAGACTCCAGTAGCACCTTGAGAACCTGTCGCGCCAACTCCAGTAGCTCCAGTTGATCCAACACCACCAGAGACTCCAGTTGATCCAACACCACCAGAAACTCCAGTAGCACCTGTTGGCCCTCCACTTGGCCCAGTAGCTCCTATTTCTCCAGTTGCTCCATTTACCCCTAAACCTGTAGCACCAATAGGCCCAGTTGCTCCAGTTGCACCTATAGATTTAATTCCGCTATTATCATATGAATAATTGTAGTTTCCGTAATCGTTAAATAGATAATTGCAAGACATAGCTAGTTATTCCTTTTCTCATTTTTTGTTAATTAAGTCAAATGTTATTTATTTGTTGCCATTGACGCTCAACTCGATCATCAAACCAAACTACCACAGGTTCCCATTCTCCTTCTTCTGGTTTTTCAATTTTCACCAGTGGCAGAATAGCGGGATCAACCCAATCATCAGGTTTTGGATATGGTGCAAGAGTGCCAATGCGAGGATTGCCTTCTTCGTCTAATACGATGGAAATCAAATCTCTTGTTTCATCTTGAAATATAACGCCAAATGTTTTCATAATTATGTTCCGTAAGCTAATTCAGTTCCATCAACAAGAGCAATCCATCTCCATGTTTCTCCAGTTTTTCCTGTAACTTCAATTTTAAGAGAGTCATTTGTATCATCTGCTGATATCGCCCATCCGACACCATCTGCTCTTGTATAAGAAGAAGTCCCTGATGTTATTAGAGTTGTTGTTGCTGAAACATTTTTAATTGCTCCAGTATAAGTCGTGCTTGCACCCGCAGCAGCTATCCAGCCATTTCCAACTTGATCTCCACCATCAGACCTAATTCCAACAAGTATCATTTGAAATGAAAATATCTTGCCAGCAGGGATAGTTAACCTTTGTAGTGCTGCTGTGCCATCCAAGAAAAGTTCTGTTGGTGTGTTATTAGTTGTTTTATTACGGAGAATAAACCTTACAAATTGATTGTCGCCAACGGCAGAAAATTGTCCACTTGCAAATGCGGTCATTGCATATCTATCCACTTTCGCTTCAAATCCTCCAGATATTGCGGAATAAGTTGAATCTGCTCTATTTCCTTTTCCCCCAGAAACAACCGCAAAACTTGCAGATATCTCATTATTATTACCCCCAGAAACAACCGTCCAACCCCCTCCAGCCGATCTATTTCCTTGCCCTCCAGAAATAACTGAATAAGCACTTGCAGCGACTTGATTTGCCGCTGTTCTGGCAATTTGAAGATCGCAAGCGAAATTGCCTCTTGCATTTCCGCCAAAAGCTGTCGAATCTGGTTTTCCCCCAAGAATAAATGCGCCAAATCCTGTTGGTGTTAAAACTAATGATGAAGTTGTTTGTCCTTGATGATTAACTCTAATTGCAACATTGTTTTGCGTTGAAGTAGTTGCGTCATCAATTAAAATATCGGAGTTCTGAAGCAATGTTCCAGCAGTTCCATCTGCGCGAAGAACTGCATTATCAATAACTCCCGGTGTTATTCCACCTCCTGATCCAGTAGCTCCAGTTAATCCCGTAGCTCCAGTTAAACCAATTCCAGTAGCTCCTGTTGCTCCAGTGCCAGTGGCTCCAATGTCTCCTTGAATCCCTTGAATTCCCTGTACTCCTTGTGGCCCAGTAGAACCTTGAATTCCAGTTGCCCCATCAATTCCAGTAGCTCCAGTGTCACCCGTTGCTCCTGCTCCTTGTGGCCCAGTTGCTCCTGTTGCTCCTGTTGGGCCAGTTGCTCCTGTTGGGCCTCCGCTTGGGCCTACTGGGCCTTGAATACCCGTTGCTCCCGTAGACCCTTCACCCGTTGCGCCAGTAGATCCGCTGGCTCCAGTGTTTCCAACGATTCCTGTGGCTCCTTGGATACCCTGAATGCCTTGAATACCCTGCAAGCCCTGTAGCCCAGTGCTACCAACATCTCCCGTCAAACCAGTTGAACCTGTTGACCCCGTTAAACCTGTTGATCCAGTCAATCCAGTGGCTCCAGTGTTTCCAACGATTCCTGTGGCTCCTTGGATACCAGTAGATCCAGTTGCGCCAATCCCACCCTCTCCAGCTAATCCAATAACCCAAACTGAAAAAGTTCCAGAACCTTGAGTTTTATCGACATTGATAGTTACAAAATTAGAAGCAACATTTATTGCTGTTCCTTCAACCCAGTCGTAAGGATATGCTGAATTTGCAACTGCTCGTAACCTTGAGCCAAATGTCCATCCAATATCAGCAGAACCATAATTGAATGTTCTGATTCCAACTTGAATTGGATGAGATGTAAAACTTTGTCGAGTAATTACTGGAGATGTTCCAGTTGCGCCAGTAGATCCTATTCCTGTAGATCCCGTCGATCCTTGCACTCCAGTTAAACCTTGGACTCCACTTGCTCCAGTCGCTCCAGATCCAGTTGCGCCAGTAGCCCCCGTCAATCCTTGCGATCCAATACCTGTTGCTCCCATCACCCCCGTTGCCCCAGTTCCACCTTGTACACCAATGCCAGTAGAACCTTGTGGCCCAGTTGCTCCACTAGAACCGATTCCCGTAGCACCTGTAGCACCAGTAGATCCCACATTAGGCCAATTGCAGTCCATAGAATTTAATTGATCACAATCGCAATTTGTAATGTTTGGAATCCAGCTATATTGAGACATAAGGCATTTTTAATAAAGTAATATAAAATATCATTTTTTGTCAAATTATTTCAAGAAACTTGCTGCATTTTAACGTAAATATCGTCAATTAACGAGCCTATCTCTTCAATAGCTTCCTCACTGAAGTCTGGAAGCCTTGCGTGTAGTACTTCATGCGATAATACATTAAGAAAAGAGCTTTCTGATTTTCGATTGATTGTAATTTTACGTTTTTCGTAATCGCAGCATCCGTCATCGATGATTCCATTGGTTTTACCCGGAATACCATAACTAATAGTCCATACTTGCCCGTTAATTCTTACTCTTAGGTTTTTTTTCATCTTTAAAAAAATAATGAGGGATTGGTATCAATGAACCATTTACATCTGCAACATAAAAAACTCTCTTTTCAATTAAACCAAGCTCAATGCCTTTTGAAATCCTATGCCAAGAGATTGTTTTTTTAACGCCCCATATTTTACTTAATTGATCTCTAGAATACCATCCATCTGGGGCTGGATCAGCGCATTTTTTGCTTGCGTTAAGTAGAATTTTAAGAAAATCGTTTGGAGTCATGGCAATCTCCACATCTGCCCTTGTTCCCGTGATGTAATATGTAGTGAAGATTGGTTAAGTTCCTCGCAATACTCACCCCACAGAAATCCATTTGTCCAAGCAAGGGTAGCCCTGCGCGTTTTAGCGTACTCCATCGAGGATCTTTTTGTCAAAGAACCAATATTGTACCCAGTTCCTCCAACAAGATTGCGCCCAGACTGCATTGCAACTTTATGGGTATGCCCAAACACAACCTTCCTCCTAGTCCCATTGCAAAATGCCTCTGCGGTGTCTCTAGCAGCCATTTCGTTATAAAGAACACCATGCTGGAATCCAATGTCAGCGAGATTATACATCTGGAATACTCCATCCCACGGAAACAGTGGTGCGCGGAGTTTCTTGCAACAATCTTCAATAGCTTCAACTATCTTATATGCGGCATGAGCTACGACAGCATTATTACTTGATTGCAATCTCCACGCTCGATCTTCGTGATTGCCACACAACACAACATTAGCTCCTAGAATTTTCAAGTGCATTAATCCTGTATCAATATCAGGAATGAGTGGTTCTGCTTCACTTGACCCTTTTGCTCCAGACATTAAACTTGTTAAATCAACAAAATCACCAAGATGTATAGTTGTATGTGGTTTAAAGTCTTTTTTAAATTTTAAAACAGCATCTAATGATTCTTTGTCACAATATTTCGCATGACTGCACGAAACTGCTAGGACTTTTTTCCACTTGTGGGTAATATTTGCCATATTTATTTAGCTGTCGATGGATGTATGCGAATAATGTCTTTTACAAGTGATTTTTTACGAATCTTTCTCCAGACTCCATCACCACTTTCAGAGTCTCTGCCTCCACTGCCATTAGTGTTTCCTTCGATTGTTACAATATGGTCGCCACAATCTTCCAAAACAATTCCTGTATGCGAAAAATCAAAGGTAACAATATCTCCAGTGATTGCTCTGTCTTTTTCATTGTAAACCTTAGTGGTATTTGGCCTTTGTTTTGCCCATGATGTCAATCCATATGCTAACGCTGTTGTTGGCCTCCATTTGTCAGGAGTGCTATTTTTTAAACCTAGCCAATCAACAACTTCTTTGTCTTTTAACCATTCGCGAATAGACCAATCAACGAATGCTGCACACCAAGGCCATGCAGCTGGAGTAAGTTCAGTTGCGGACTGGTATTCACGAATGCGTTTACCACAATTATTACCACCAGTTTCTTGTACCCCAATTTCACGGGATGCAATCACGGTTAGCTTGTAAAGCATTATTTCTTTTGTTTTCGGAATACGTTGATAGCTCCTACAACCGCCATAGATGCTGCCGCGATAGCATTGGCTTGTTCAGGAGCAACGGCAATACCAATTCCACCTAGAAGAAAAATCGCACCGCGATAGGTTGACGATTCTGAGAGACGAGCCAAGATGTAATCTACGATTTTCATTTGTCTTTATATAGTTTAGGTTGCGGAATTATGGGATTAAACCAATCGAGTTGGTCGTTTGGTATATACCTAATTTTTATTCCAATTTCTACTTTTCCATAGTCACCCATTTTATCTCCACTTGGAGGAATGGGAATTGATATGCAGCTTGTTAATGCAAGGCATACAATTAATGTGAATAGAATTCTCAAAATAGGTCAAGTGTTATTTGAAGTTCTTGATTTTTTTGATTTTATTTAAAAATTTGCTTTACCATATAGATGCAAGTCAAAATACCAGCAACAATGCTGATTAGCCCACCCGTCATTCTGATTGACGCTTCTATTTCTGGTAACATTGAAATTACAAATCCCGTGGTCGATATGACAGTACCCATTAATCCGTGACTTGTTGCGTTATCGTTCATTTTAATTATGGGCCAACAATTACATACAGTGTGTTTGGGTCTGGAGTAACAATTAGATTGTATCCAGTTAAGGTGATTTCAACGAGATTGGTCAGTTGTGTTGCCCCTGTTAGTCCAGTAATATCTGATAGCACAATATTTGCTGGTGTAACTCCCGTTGCTCCAGTTGCGCCAGCATTACCTTGAATACCAGTTGCGCCAGTTGCGCCAGTTGATCCTTCCAATGCAGGAGATAAAGAAGTTGTAACTTGTGCAATGCTACTATTTTCAAAATGCATTGTAATTGTTCTGCCACCAAGATTAATTGCATAAAATTTAATTACAATTCGATCTGTAGCTAAAATATTTGTCGCTGGGACTGGGATGCTCCACAAATACAATTCATTTATTGTTCCGCTTGTAATTGAATGAGGATTAGAAATATTACTTGCAATTAATGTTTCTGTTCCAGCAAGATTACGATAGTAAACCTCACCATAAATTTGAGGTGTTCCCCCATTGGAACTCATAGAAACATAAGTTTCAAAATTCCAGTTTCCAGATGTAATTGTTGTAACATTTGGATCGTTTGAGATTGTTGCAAATGATCCAACTAATTGGGTTCCCGCTCCACTTGCTGTAAGTGTAGTTCCAACTCCAATTACTAAATTTCTATTCATTTCATAGTATCCAAGGATATTTGAAGATGCGGATGGATTAAAATAATATACCGCTCCAGAACTAAACCCTTGTGGGCCTTGAGGCCCGGTTGCTCCCGTAGCTCCGGTTAGCCCAGTTGCGCCAGTAGTTCCCGCTCCTGTGGCTCCAATATCACCAGTAGAACCAGTAGCTCCTCTAACCCCAGTCAATCCTGTAGCTCCTGTTGCGCCTGTGGTTCCGAGATCACCCGTTGCCCCAGTCGCTCCAACGTCTCCTTGGATACCAGTGGCCCCAGTCGCTCCGACATCTCCTTGAATCCCAGTGGCCCCAGTCGCTCCGACATCTCCTTGGACTCCAGTACTTCCAGTTGCTCCGACATCTCCTTGGACTCCAGTGCTTCCCGTGGCTCCAGTATCTCCTTGCACTCCAGTGGCCCCTGTGCTGCCGTCATTTCCTGCAACACCAGTAGCCCCATCTGGCCCAGTAGCCCCACCATCTGCAACTGGTGTCCATGAGGCATTAATTGAACCGGGTGTTGGAGGAAAGCCGGGGTTTAGTGGGTTTCCAGTTCTATAATAATATCCACCAAGGTAAATTACAGCATCTCCAAGATTATATGAAAACCCATTGTCGTATACTGTCGCTGGCAATGTCCAAGGAGTTGGGCCTTGGATGCCCGTGGATCCAGTCGATCCGTCATTTCCCGCAACACCCGTGCTTCCTGTACTACCCTGCAATCCCACCCCAGTGGCTCCAGTGGCCCCGTCATTTCCTGCAACGCCCGTGGCCCCAGTTGTTCCCGCTCCGATTGGCCCCGTGGCTCCCGTAGCACCCGTTGGGCCTCCAGATGGGCCTGTGGCTCCAGTTGCCCCAATTGCTGCGCTGGATTGACTTCCAGTGAAGTCAAGTTTTCCAGTAAACGGGTTAAATGTGAGTGCCATAGTTTATTATTAATCGTTGCATTGCGTTTTTGTCAAGCGGTTATCTCAACCTCAACAGGCCAAGATAAGCCCTCTTTCACTATCTGCTCTTCGCATTCTTCGTGAGTCCCTACAAATAATGTTTGTGGCGTGGCAATGGATTCATCTGTTTGTTGGTAGAACATAATGGTTTTCTCTTCATATGCCAATTTCCATTTTCCTACAGAATCGTCGTATGACCAGCCATTTGCGTTTGGAGTAATTATCATGGGACTGTTACAGAGAGGGTTGAGTTTGTTGAATTATAGGTTGCTGTTGTTCCAACTGGAACTCCTGTAAGGGTTCCTACGCCCCAAGTGCCTGATGTTGAACCTTGAAAGAAGCGAAATGTTGTAACACCAGACGGAGGTGAAACATTGAACGAAACAGTAATGAATGAGCCAGTCGCGTTAAATGTTGCGGTCGCGGTTGATGCTCCAGTTGTTTTGAACGCTCGCAAAAAGCCCGTTGTAATAATTGTTTGCCCTGTGTAGGTTAATGTTCCCGACAGGACAATAGTCCCATTTCCTGTTTTACTGACATTTCCAGTCCCTGCAATATTGCCAGTAAAAGTTATTGTGTTTCCTCCAAGAGTGCGAATCTGAAGTGCAGTATTTAATTGAAAGTCATTAGGTAGGGTTACACTACCCCCCGAATCAATTCGTCCTGCGGCGTTAGAGAGAGTAAAGAGTCCTGTCCCAAAAGCATTATTTGAGCTGTATTCTATCAATCCAGCTAACCCAGATGAAACAAACGATGTTCCTCCAGAGTAAGTATTATTCCCACCTATTGTTAAAACTGCCGTTCCAGTTTTTCTTAATGTTCCTGCTCCGCTAATAACTCCGTTGAGAGTTGATGCGCCTGTAACGGCAAGCGTTCCAGCGTTAATTTGCGTTGGCCCAGTATAATTGCATACTCCAGATAGAGTTAATTGACCAACCCCGTTTTTAATTAGCCCTCTTGTGCCTGTCAATGCGGTGGAGATAGTCGTGCTTAAATAGCACATGAGTTGACGGAAGGATGCCGTTGCAGATGCAATTGCAGTTACATTGCTTGCGCCTACATTTGCCGCACTGGAATTAGTTAAAATCATCCTACAATTATGTAAACTGTGTTAGAATTAATGCTAACACCAAGTGCGTTGTACCCAGCTAATGTGATTTGCATCATGTTAGTCAAGGCAGTTGCTCCTGTTGCTCCGCTTATGTTGCTACCAATCTTGCCGTTTAAAGCAGTCTGTGTAGCAGTTGAAATTGGTTTATTAGCATCCGAGGTGTTATCCACATTTCCAAGACCAACATCAGTCTTGTCGATTGTAACTGCACCAGTTCTTGTATTAAGTGAAGTAACTCCAGCAACACTTGCAGTAATGTCACCCAATGTTGCTATAGTTCCAGATGAACTAGGAAGCGTGAAAGTTTTTGTAGTACCTCCTGCCGTTATGGTGAGGTTTCCGTTGTTTTGCAGTTCTAAAACCTGACTGCTATCAGGGGAATAAATTTCGTCGTGAGAATGCACGGACATACCACCAATTTCTTGGATTGCACCCGTCGATGGATGCTTGGCATAAAGTTTTTTATCTGCGTGATTTATGCAAATCTCGCCAGATGCAAGGTCTGCGTTTGCAGGAACCCGTGCAGCAATTGTGCTTTTTTTAGGGACTATGATTGGGTTAGCCATTATAGAATGGGGATGCCTCTAGGGGTTTTGATCCCCCTAGAGGACTTTAGTTTAGGGACTAGTAAGTTCCACCATCAATGGTGGTTTCGAGAGCAGTTACGCGAGTGTCGAGAGCCGAATCAGCTGCGGCAAGCGCACTCACCTCCTCGGAGATGGATGCCTCTGCTGCGGCAACACGAGCGTCATTGCTGATAACATAACCAGCGAAAGCCGAGTCGTTAGCCGTATCAACGCTATTGATAAGGGAAACGATTTCAGCAAACGTGTCGCTATCTGCACTTGCGGCAGAAAGGATTGCGTCGATGCGGTTTTTCTCAATTGTGATTTTGCCGTCGAGGGTCGAATCACCACTGGTGCGGTTGCTTGTCTCAGTAGCGAGGTCGGAAGCGATAACACCTTCAGCGGCAGTAGCCCGGGAAACCTCTGCTGAAACTGCCGATGTCAATGTGCCGTCAGCGGCAATACGAGCGGCTTCTTCTGCGGCGATAGCAGCAGTAAGAGTCGAGTTTGCAGCGGAAACAGCGGCATCAGCGTATACTTTGGTAGCGAACGTGCCAGAACCACCAATAGCGAGTGGGGTTCCGTCAGCTTTACCAACGAAAAGGCTGAGATTTGTGAGATCCATTGCCAACTCTCCAGAAGACAGACTTGCTGGTGTCGATGAACCACGTTTAATGCGAAGGATTGGATTTGCCATAGTTTTTTATTGTTTTTTTTGTTTTGTTTTGTTTTTTTGGTTATTCTGGTTATTCAGAAAGTTTTAAGGTGATGGACTATATTCTCCAGCATCAATTTCAGCTACATTCATAAGTTCTCCGCTTTGTATTTGGGCAACTTCATTTCCATTTGGCAATGTGCCATCTTCGCTGATTGTGAGCGAGGCACTTGGACTAAAATCTAGCTTGCCAGTAAATGGATTGAATCTAACTGCCATATTATGCTATGCTAACCATTACTAAATTTGCGTCATTTACAGTAGGAGGCTGCACGGAATATGTCAATGTCAATGTTGCAACAACAACAGATGCTTTACTGTAAGCTACAGTTGCGATATTGTTCGTCGAACCATAGTAAGTCAATGCGAGTTCGTCATATTCTGGGATTTGAAATCCTTGAATAGAGTTAGCGATATTAGAAACCCCATCAAGAACTAAATGACGGAATTTTGCGGTGTCAAGGATTGAAGGTACATTTTCCATATTTTTTTTAATTAAATAAGCTAATTAGGTGCGGCTAGTTTTATCCAGCCGCACCGATATTAACCTACCTAATTACAGTTCAGTTGAACAAGGAAGGGGATTGCCATCAAATGGGCAACGCTTGTAGACAATGGCGCACACGTTCTGTGGGCGGATTGGCTGAATAGCGCGTTGGATTTGATAAATATGCTGACCGAAATCACCATAAAGATTGCAATCGTTGTCCCGGAAATACGTCCACTCCAGCTCACCCATAGCGAGTTGAGGAGCGAAACGGAAGGTTCCTTCGCCAACGTATTGTTCAGGCACAAGACGTTTGAATGCTTCACCACCGATAACGAACATGACTTCATACTCAGCAGCTACCCAAGCTGGGTTGCGGCGTTGGGCAAAACCATTCGTAACAGCGGTGCTGACGATTGGGTTTACGAGGACGAGGTTGCCGCTGCCGTCGAAACCGCTTGCGCGAAGTGGCTGTTGGTCGATACCGAAAGCAAAACCACGATAACCCATAAACTGATAGCCAGAAATGGACTCATCACCCAATTTGAACGATCCAGCGGTAAGATAGAGCAAGTCTTCTTTTACGTCTGCATCGTTACGGAAGGCTTCGATCTGATCAGCGGAAGCAAGAACTTGGAAGAACTCTCCATCTTTCGATGCGAAAGGTTCTGCAAGCATCTCTTCGCGGAGGAACGTGCCAATACGATAGAGGGTTTTGAAGTTCATCTGTGCATCGGGGAGATGCGCGGCGAACTGGGTGTTGATCTGCTGCATATCACCCGTGAGGTTATTTCCAAACGAGAATGTGCTGTTGACAACGTATTTGATACCAGACTGAATCAAGTATTGATAACGGATGTCAGCATTGATGATCTGAAGGATTGTTTTCTCAAGAGAAACTTGAGCTTGGAGGTAGGAACCCTTAAAGGCGGTGCGAGCTTGTTTTACACAAACGCGAGGGCCAGCACCACGGAGGGTCTGGAGTTGAAACTGATACTCAGTCGAGCCAACAACGTCAGGGGTTGCACCGACACCACAAAGACCCGTGTCGTTAACGAAGGTAGGAGCAGCGAGGCTTGCGGCAGGAACTGCCATTTCCTCAACCACGCTACGAACAACGTCCGAAACGGATGGAAGGGTTCCACCATCAATCGAGTTGATGTATGGGGATTTGCGAGCCAAGACCTTAGCGATCTGACCGATGATACGATTTACGTCTTTAGAAGCGAAATTTTGAATTGTCGCTAGTGGGATACATTCTTGAGCCATAATATTTGTTTTCTGTTTTGTTTGTTTGTTTAGGTTTGTTCTGCTTGAACCGACCCTTTAGAAGATCTATTGGGCGACATTCAAGTGTGCATGGAATCGCATTGCAATTTTGCACAATTTTCTTGTTTGTTCGCCCCGGCACGTTGGGCTTGTTAATACGGCCTGTTTGTGGATTCTGTGACTTCCACGGAGTCATAGGTATACGGAACCTATCTGCCGAAGTGAATTTAGAACTGCGATATATTCACGGATATGTCAACAAAAAACATTCCATGACATAGAAAAAATAATTGTGTCACGATGAAAAAAACATTTGACCTGTTAAAAAAACAATGCAATATTTCTAACATCTTACTTGAATTTTCACAGGATTCAGGCGAAACAATTTTACTCTCCAGCAAAATAACCCGTCTCGATACTGTGAATATCAAGGCGGGTTTTTCCTTTTGTATGAAGCTTCACGGCAGTTCCCAAAAGTAGCCCTAAAATAAGATGAGCGTAGCACGGCATGGTTCTATCCCATGACTGCGGAACAAACCTGAAAAGGACTCCCGTGTGAAGGAGAGGCGTTGGGAGGGGTAACAGACTACCAACTTAATAGCTTCTTCCGAAAGGAAGAGGTCTGCGAATCAAACTGGCTCTCACCGAAAGGTGTAAACTAAAGTAAGGCTAGGCAAAGGACGACCTCTGGCCGAGTGATTCATAAAAGCATACGAACGGCTCCATACGAGAAAGCATCGTGTATTTTTAGCAGTATCCCATTATGTGGGATCTGCTATGCACCGAACTCACCACCAAGTAAGCATTGTATAACTTACATCAAAGATGCCATCACTTCTGACTTAGGAATGTCACTTTTATCAATGTGACGAACTTTATCACTGATAGCAGATAGTCTATCTTTTATGTTGAGAATATCGGACTCTTTTTTCAACAATCCATCAAGGATGAATTCTTCCGAGATAAACTTGTGAATAGCCGCTGCACAATTTTCTTGACTTGCATAAAAGAGATAGCACGGACGATCAGTTATCATGTTTAACTCACCTTGATAAGGAATAGCGTCAGATGGAGTAAATCCAAGATTAACGACATCGTAATCAGACATCCACCCACCACCAGCGGCGTGAAGACCGCACCAGCGAAGATAACGAGCGACTAGCTGTGGATAATAACCTCGCAAGTTGTCAGGAAGTATATGGAGAACTTTCCCTAGCTTTGAAACGAGTTTTGTGTGGAGATTGGATGCTCCAACGTGGGACTTGTTTAGCATCACGCAATCCCATCCATTTTTTTCCCACGATGTCTTCCACCAATTAGCACAAGCGAATTGCTCTGCTTGAGGCAACGTCTGAATGCTTTCGTAATAAGAGTAAATCTTGTGTTTCATTTAATAGCTTTTGTATCCGATATGGAAAACTGGTGTTCCGAGGTCAATGTGGGGTTGGTGTCCAGCTTGCTTTGCTCTCTTGCAGAACGAAACATCTTGTCCTGTTTGAGAATTAATAGGATGGAAGTAATCGAATGCCGCATCAGGAGCATTCGGATTCTGCGGCGATAATTCAGGGAATTTTTCTTTAATGTCATTGAATACCTTTCTGTGGATCAATAGACACCCTGTAGCAATCCAATCAACTGGGGCAATCACATCAGTATAGGCGCGAGCTTTAGAATCAAGGGAACGATCCGAACACATTATTGGCGTACCTTCCTGACGGCCAAAATAAGCCCCTCCAACAAGTGTTTTGCCGCTACCTATCAATCTGTGAAGGATATGGCGTTGTAGGGGCAAATCTGGAAGATTACGAGCTGCATGAACAGTTGAACGCATCCATGCTGGACGACCAATTGAAGGAATGATGTCATCATCCATCATAAACAACCACTTTGCGTCCGTTTCTAGGAACTTTTTCACAAGTATGTTCCGAGAATGGTAAATCATTGCGTTACCAATTGACATATCGAAGCGAATCTTGTCGCGTCCGAAGTCAAGTGCCATTGCAATCATCGTGAATGCCGTTACAGGGTTAGTTGTTTTATGACATGGAAAGCCAACAAAGATGTCACGTCCTGCAAACTCGCAACGATACGATGGAAGCCCATCACTTGAGCGTGACTCTACTATAGGTTGCTCATATGGCAATGTATTGTTTAGTTCTTGTGCTTGAACTTCCTCTACAATGGGAATTTCAGGTGTTTTGTCGGAAATATGTATGCTTTTTTCCGTCAAAACTGGAATTTCAATGTTTTCAAGAGTTTTTTCCTCTTCAATCTTGACATTTTCCTCAACTTTTTGAGTTTTTGCCTCAGATTTGACTTTTTCCTCAACTTTCGGCTTACGCCCCGGCTTTTTAGCAACTCGATTCTGATTTACAGGTGGAATTACCTGTCCGGGTCTTGCAAACGGGTCAGCAGATTCCAATGCGTTCATCGTGATTCGCTCATCTGGCGATACTTTAGGTGTCATATTTAATTTTTATTATTCTTTATTATCAAAATGAGAAAAATCTCTTTTGGGTATTGATTTAATTGAGTTATATACTTTGATGCTTTTATCTTTATTAATCATTAACATCTCAACGAATTCAGATGGTGATTTTTTTAATAAAAACGGATCTTCGCAATTCAATGATTTAATTGCAGCAATCTCATCATCTGTTATAAACATATATAGCTATTTATAACAAGTTTTGTGTATAAGTTAGTAACTTTTAAGATCCAGCTTCATCCAAACCGAGGTCAATTGCATCAGAAGCATTCATTTTAATGCGGTCGTGCATAGAACTTGGCTTGTTACTTGCTGGAGTATTAATTGATGGCTTTGGAATCTTGGATGATCCCTTTAGTTTATTGTTTTCATTAGTCAATTGACTAATCTGTTGCATCAATGCGCTTTTCTGAGCTTGTTCAGTGCGAAGTTGCTCTGTTAGCACATGGGAAAACACAGCAGATGCGGCTACATTTGCTCGTTCTTGAGCTGTTGTAGGCCATAGTGCTGACTCAAACTTCTGTGCAAGACCAGAAACTGTCTCATTGTGTTTCTGAATCTGAATAAGTTGCTCTGGAGTTGCATTAGGTGCTGGTTCAGCATATCTAGCCCACGGCAATTCTTTAGTGATTTCGTCAATGGTATTGTCAATGTCTTTAACTGTATTATCATACCATTCTTTATTTACAGTTTCACGTTGAACAAGAATTTCTTCAGCGTGTTCAGCAGCATTAGCAATTTCAGCTTCTTGTTTTTCTTGTAGGTCAGATACGTCAACAAGACCACGCTTGAGACGTTCGGAATCCGTTAGTGGGAGCTTTGAAAAAGCATCTTGCCTCCAGAAATCATCAGCAACCCTTGTTGGGCCTCCAGCAGCCTCAATTGACTTGATTACTTCGTCACCCGCGCCATGCTTGCGGAGGATGTTGTAGACGCTTTCTTTGGCGTTTTGGATCGGCTCAACGTATTTGCTTTTGAACTCTGGGTCATTTTTGATATCGAAGATCGCACGGAACTTTTTGAGTTCGTCGTAGTCTTTCGGGGTTTCAGCACGATTACCTTCGGCTTCAGCGAGACGTTGACGCAGAATTTCGGCTTCAGCGGCTTGCTGTTTGTATGTTGATGCGGTTTCTTGAAGTTTTCGCCAGTTACTTTGATTTTTTTCCGAAAGATTACGAGGCTGCTCGATAGCGGCGATTTCGGGGTCGATTTCAACTTTAGGTTCTTGAACAACTGGGGTGGGTGTTGCAGTTTCTGCGACACTTGTTTGCTCAACAGGTGTTGGAGCGACAGGCTCGTCCAGAATGCCATCTGGTTCCTGTGCGGATTCCTCCACTTGAGGTTGAATCGTTTCAGTAGTTTCTCCGATAGCTTCATCAAGGAGTGAATCAATTTGTGAGGATGTATCTTCATCTATTGGATCTGAGTTGAGGCTAGGATTACCAAAGCCTGTTACGTCTGGTTCTACTACGTTGTCATCTGTGTCTGTCATATTTTTATATTTTTATTGGGATTATGTATTTTTACTATTCGGTAAAATTACTTTGCTGATTTTCTGCCTATGCACTTCCATTTTCTGCGACTTAAATTATTTGGACTATTGGGATCTGATTTCCAGTCGCCTTTAATTCCAGCTGAACGAGCGCAGTAAGCGTCTCCTTTAGCTGTGCCGGGGCGAATTCGATCCCCTCCATCTTTAGCCTTTCCAGCCTGACCAAACTTGACAGTCTTAGTCCTTCCTGTTTCTGGATTTTTTACTACTTTAGCAAATCTTTTTTCCATTATTTTTTCTTTGCTGTTTTTGCTGATTCTTTAAATGCTTTAGCAGTTGGTGCGCCTTTAGATCCAACCTTCCTCATTTTTTCCTTGCTGCCAGCAGCGATTCTTTCGCGTTTAGCGTTAAGATTTGCGTATAGACCTTGTTGTTTTGTTCTCATTTATTTTTACATTGATGTGAAATTTCCTACTGATGCGTCTTGGTTTTCTTCGTCCATAGAAGACAAGTCTCGCAGTTCGCGAATAGCGAATTCAAAGCCTTCTTTGAACTTGGCTTGAAGAGCAACTTCCTCAATAGTCTTCCCGTCACACAATGGAATGCGTGAACGGTAATACTCTATTAATTTATTGCTAGATTTGATTAAATATTCCCGTAAAACAACGCTGTCTGCGCTAGTCCATTTCATAATATTATTTATTTATTTATTGTTTCCTTATTTTAGACCAACGTCAATAGCTTCGTAAGAAGACATTGGTTTTTTAAGCAATTCTTGATTTTTCTTAATCACAGATGCAGGGTCAATTACAGACGCTGATCTTTTATAAGAATTAGCTCCATCAGATTGAGCATCAAAACGAGCATAGGTTGCCAATTCCTCTTCTGACATTGGAGGAGGATTTCCTTTAAAGTTTTTTTCAAACTCTAGTCTGTCTCGTTTTGCTTGGTTAGTTCCGCCTTGTGTTGTGTTTAGTCCGCCCATAGTATTATAGTTCTGTGTTGATTACGTCATATGATGACGTTGGTTTTTGTTTAGGTACAGAGAAATATCTGTCTCCGAATTTCTTGATTTCAAATCCACGTTCATTTTCTGCTTTAACCGTGTAATTATGTGTTGGATGGTTTGCTCCTTTAAGGATAACGTATGCCTCTCCTTCAGGCAGTCCATATTCTTTATATTTATTGAAAAGTTCTTCAGTTACTGGAGCAACTGATCCCATATGCTTGTTGTAATCATTAGGTTTAATTCCAGCTTTCTCAGCAGTCAAGTAATCGTATTGCGCTTCTTCTGGATTAAATCCTTTTTGAACAACTCTTGCTCTGTCAACTTGAACTGGTTTTGAATAAACCGAAGCTCTATCTACTGGGCTTGTTGCAGTAACTTGTGGGGCTTTTGATTCTTCGTAAACAAAAGCACTTGGTTTTAATGGGTTATTTTGCTTTTCATATTTACCCATGTTCTTTGACCAGTCATAAAAATCATTATTATATCCAGAGCTTTGTCCTTCTGGAACATAACTTGCTTTTACTCCTGTGTTAGATCCTCCCATATTACGCAGATGTAGGTTTAATGCTTTCTTCTAATCCTGCATTTATTGCATCGTATGAAGACATTGGTTTAGTTTTAGTTTTTACAAATTCTGGAATCACTTTTTTCACATACTGATAATCTCTATAATCAGAATCAGATGGTGATGTATGTAAATCTAAGATCTTCCTTAATCCACGTCTTGTATCTGGAGAAAAGTTTTGAAATCTTTCATTATCTGGAACAACTTTTTGTTGCTCCATAAAATCAGTGAGTGTTTCTGGAGTAAACCGCTTTCCATATAAATAAAACGCTTCTCTTTGAATTCGTCCCAATTGATTTGCCAACTCAACGGGTTTATCCATGTGCGTTGCTCCAAATAAACTTTCTTCTATATCTTTTCCTTTAGCTGAATGATGTCCAACTTCATGTTCAAGGACTCCAATGAAATCACTTATAGGATTTTCAATTGATTTTTCTAACTCTTGTTTTGTGTAATTGTTTTTTTGCAAAAATTTACTAAAATTTCTTACATCTTGTGGGTTGGATGATTTTTCTAAATTAAGAATTTCCCTGATTGAGGATGCAGACTTATATGGATCTGTAATTTTAATATCTTTATTTGTTCGGCTATATGATGAGTTATAATCGCCTGAAGAAACTGGAATTTTTTCTCCAATTTTATCATAATCCATCTTCATGCCTAAATTATGTGAAATAGCAGGAGAATTAAAAACATTTGTCTTGTCTTCTAAAGAAGACGCTTTTGCTTTTTCAATCTCAGATTTCAATGTCTCTTCTCCACCATAATATGGAGCAATCATCTCACTTAAAGAAACATTTTGTTTCCCTCTCCCAAACATTGTCAAATCAATATATGGTCTAGCTAATTCTGGATTTTTAGCAAGATTATCATCACCCAACGCTTGTGGCGTTTTCTTTTCTGTTACCCAATTTCCTTTTACTGTGTTAGCTCCACCCATATTACGCTGCTGTTGGTGGTTTAGGTGGGTTAGCAATCTCGTTAATCGCTCCCATTTGGGTTGGTGATGATGCCTCTGTCATTTCAGCAACATTTCTGGATTGCGCTGCGGCTTGTCTTCCTCCGCCACCACCACGCTGAGATGGCATTGCTGCCGCTGGTTGTAGTTCTGGAGGTGGAGGAGTGTTGTGTCCAGCAGTAAGATGTGCAAACGCTTGTTTAGCCGATTGCTCGTATTTAGCAACATCCGTTCCCTTAGCCTTAGCTTGTTGAACGTGCATCATAAAGTGACGCAATGCTTGCATGAATGGCTGAACCATCTCAGGTGGCAATGCGCCAGCAGGAGCTTGCTCAATCAATGGCATTAGCTTTTGAGACATGACATCCAAGTGAACAATATCGTTATCCCGTGGTGAAACAGGAATTTCTTGCCCAGCAATGATGGATTGCAATTCAACCAATTGTTGACGTGTAGCCTCAATAGCCAGCGTCTCAACTTGATCTTTTGGCAAGATAACTTGACTTGCAATGCTCTCACCCAACTTCCGCGACCAATCGAGTTTTAACAACTCGTCTTGGTTTACATTAGGATTACCAGTGTAGCGTTGCACCATCATATCCAACATGGCGTTGTCCTGCGCTTGAGTATCAGGGAGTAGTTCTTCGGCAGGGCTATACGCCATGAGGAGGATATCACTTGGAGGAAGATTGCGTTCCATCATGTTAAGGCAGCAGTTGATTGCCTCCTCATCGAGATGTTCTGGAATTTCAAAAGGAACTAGGAATGATGGAAGATCCATAACGGAACGATCAAAAGCATCGACAACTTCGCGCCTAGCCCAGACTGCGTTAGGAACCATTTGACGTGCAATATCAAGACGTGTCTTTAGTTCAGCGGCAGACTTAACGTGTTCTGGATGGCAGATACCACGTTGCATACGTTCAACGCACTTAGAGTATTGTTTTGTCCAGCGCATCAAGATCCCTTCGCGAAGTTGATTCTCGATAGCTGCAACACGATTAACTTCAGATGCAGTTGCGCGACCTTGCTTCTCCCCGATAGCTTGACCGGGCAAAAACGTCCCAACTTGGATTTCAGCCAGTCCACTAATGAACTGATCTAACCGCAAGAAATCATCAACGTCAGCAGGAAGACTTTGTGGAATAACTTCATATCCTTCCGCAATATAGCAGATAGGGTGATGAACAGTTAGCGGAGCTGCACCAGCTTTAGCATTTGGCCCCTTCTTGAGCAACAGCATTCCCTTGAGATATACGTTATCAACAACAAGGTTACGAGCTTTATCAACAGCGATATGCGTATTGTAGAGATCGCGTCCAGCACCACGGCTACCCATTAGGTTGCCATTGCCAATTTCAATAGCAAACAACGACAAGCATTCGCTCATCTTATTGTAGCGATCAATCTGCGTACAAATCTCGTCACCGCTCTTATCGTCAAACACGAATCGGCTAATCTTTCCATGTGGCTCACGAATAAGCAACTCACCTAGCTCAACATACTTAGCGTCATTCTCGTAGCTTGCTCCATAACTCCCTTCGCGAATCCAGTCTTCATAACGGCGAGCATCATCATCAGAATCAAGAGTTCTGCCAGCAGGAGTAGCATTATTAATCGACTTAACTAGATTCTTAATATGCCAACCAGCCATTGCAGACATAATTGGATCTTCCAAAATAGGAAGCAATTCGGCAATTTGATATCTACGTTTTCTTGCCCAGATTGGAGTTCCTTCAACCTCCTGTGGAGTCTCAATAGAAAAAAACGTGTAATCTTGCCTTAGAAATTCTGGTTTCCAATCACGAAGATCATCCCAACAAACGCCACAAAAGCCAAAAGTAGTGTTCTCATGTACAATTTGCGACAACAAATCATCATGTCCAGACCATCCACGAATCGTCTTAGTAATCTCCTCACGGAATACTTCAGTTTTATTTTCAGCGTCTACTCCTTCTACTGGATATTTTGAGAAAGTGAGACTTGCAGCCTGTTCGATGACTTGCCTAAAAGGAGGTTGAATTCGGCTAACCATCGTGGAAAGAAAACCAGTAGGGCGATTAGACCGCCAATTTTGACCCATGCTTTCCAGTTTTTTAGCACTATATGGAGGCTCATTGTTTAATTTTTTCTGAATGAGTTGGTTTTTTTTGTTCCTCTCGATATTCTGCTGTTTAAGCCTGCGATATGCAGAGTACGCTTGAGCGGCATCCTTGAACGTGCGTTTAACTTGAAGAGTATCTTTATTAACAGTATCGGAATTATTGCCAGCAGTAGGATCAATAACATCAAGATCAAGAATGCGAGGCTTGTCGTGTGAGTTAGTAATCCTTGGAGATTTATTCGCATAACTATCAGTAACGAATGCGGGAAGCGGTTTAAGAACGTCTGCCATAATTTATTTTATATTCATCCAGCAATTATCTGGAGTGGAGGTTGCTTGTGAAAGTTTATTCTTGTCAAAGAAAATTGCGCTACGGTTATCATGTCGCATGATGTTACATCCACCTAATTTAGTTGACGATTGTGTGTCTCTACCATTGCGAACGCTTGCACTGATTCTATCTGCTGCCGCAATGCAAGACGAACATCCACCGCGCCAGTTTTTATTGTGTTGACAACCTTTGCAGATTTTTGCTCGTTCCTCTGCAAGTTCATTAGAAACTAGATTGTTTGTAGTTTTTGAATTAAGGAGGTTCCTTGCCCAAATTGTAATGTCGTTTAGTAACGATTGCTGTGCAGACTCAGGATGAACACTTGTTACCACAACCATATCAACCCCATGACAAAAATTAGGCCAGTTAGAACAAATGTAGCTATTAACGTCACCTTCAACGTCACCAATAGGTAAATGATTCTCTGCGCGATAGTCTTCAACAACTTTAAGAAGTCCTTCATACGAATGTGCTGTCAACTTTGCGTCTGAATCAAAGTAGTGCCAACCGCCGGGCGGTATCATTCCAATAATAACCTTTGCCATGAGTTCGATTCTAATATGTTAAAATGTTAAGGTTTGCAAGCGTTTTTTGCAATTTTTATGCAAAAATCACTCAGAAAAGTCAATATATTCAATATTATCGACAATACTTTTCATTCCGCGATCCATTAACATTGGCAATTTTTTCTTATCATCAATCATAGTTGCGATAGCTCCACCACGCTGCCGCATCAAAAATACTAGCAATGACAACGAATCCAAGGCATCTGGAGAATTTTGCCTAGTGCGCTTAACATAATCTTTTTTACTTTCCACACGAACCATGCCTTTACCCTTTTGCATATAGCGTCTTCCAGTAGCTTGACGAACCAAGGCATCGTTTCGGAATCCCGGTGATATTTTTAGATACTCAAACTCCAAATACTTTGCCACTCCAAAAAGAAGCTCGGTGACAACCCCATTGTAAAGCTCACTGGCTTTCTGCGAGTCGTCACCAAGAATGTGTGTCTCCGTTGCAGCCCATGAGTAATTCACTCCCATAACTTCACTTCCAAACAAAGTCTTCAACGAATCATGGATTCCTGCGCCATTACCAGTTCGATCAACGCACAACCAATTCGGTGCAATCTTCATGTTCTTGCAAAACTTAATTATGTTATACGTCTGTTCTAACGTGGCCGCTTTCGGAAACGTAATCTGAGAATCCATTTGCAATACTGTTCTAGCAGTCTTGAACTCAATAAATTGTCCGCTCATCGGTGTCCATCCATCAGAAAGCCCAAATCTTCCAAAAGAACAGACAACTTGATCGTTGCCCTCCAACGCCAAATCGAAAGCTGCTAACGGCACTACAGGCCCAATAAACCGCACGTTACCCATTGCGTTATCTACCATGCTAGGGGTAATGATTGCCATAGAAATACCTTCCTGTGGGAACCAACCTCTAGCCATTGTAAAATATTCCGCAGTGCGTCCCTTTGCCTCGTATGCTGTATAACCTTCGTTTGTTTGTAACCCAGCGAATACAATTTTTCTTTCAATGACGTTCTCGCATCGTGCAGCATCTAACCTCAAAACGTGCCATCCATCTCTACTTTCCCATTCAAAGTCATCTTCGCAATCAACACTTCCCCACCCACGGTCTGGTTCGCATCTCTTGCCAAACTCGCTTGTTCTATCTTTCGGGTTACTCGCGCCAAAAATTTTAATGCGTCCTTTTGCGCCCTCCGTATCGGCAGCAGACAAAATATTCTGCAAACCTTCCCAAACTCCAGCAGGAACTTCTTCAGCTTCGTCCAGCACAACATGAGTCCTCGACATCTTACCCCAGATTGGGTGAGGTTTGCCGGATCGTGGACTTGGGTGAAACCCCCGGAGCGTTCCAGTTCCACTATCACCTTTAGGTACAGCAACCAGATGAATGCCATTCTTACTGTCGTTATTGGCTTGAATTGACTTCACTAAAGTCTCTGCGCCTTCAAATTCTGGCTTGACCAATGCAGTTGTATAGAACTTCTTAATAGCTGCAAACACGTTGCGTTGAGCGTGTTCCGCAGTCAATGACACTACCTTAATGCAAGTATAGTGCGGATCTCGCATCCAATCCAACAGAAACCACGCAGCAGCCCCAAACGTCTTTCCCATCGCGCCAGCACCTTGAATCAATACCTTATCATAATCGAACAAGCACCTCCATGTGTCTTTACTCGATTGAGGCTTCCAATCATAAACATTCTGACCCCACAAGATAGTTGCCGCTGCCTCAAAGTGGTTGTGATCCAACAAGTGCTGAACAAACTCTAACACAACCCTTTTTGCAAATGGCAAGTCAATCATAAACTTCTTGCCAGTCGCATGACTCATTGTCTCTAAGATATACTTCGCCGCAAGCGTAATGCCCATATTCTCATCGGCATTACTATCGACAATAGAACGAATATGCTCCGCACGTTTTAATGCGCGTAAAACTTGGACGTTATCTTCTTTCAAATTAAGTCAGGAAGATTCCTTTCTCTGCGTCTCTCCCAAATCCAAACCGTAACCATTTCAAGAGTCTCACTACAAGCAGGGCATTCCTTCCCTTCTTCTGTTACAAACTGTCGTAATTCGCCAGTTCCATACTTTAAATAACTCCTTATCTCGTTGCTAATGTCATCCAACACTAGCAATGCGTCAACCCCTGCCAACGCATATTTCATGTCGTGTTCTTCTTCGGGTAGTTGATATTCAATTGTTGCTTTCATGTAATTTTTGATTTTATCTAATTAGTTCCGTCATATTTGCCAATTCTTTTTCTAACCTAGCTAATTCTGCTGTTGATTGCAGTTCCAATGCTGTAAGTCGTTCAGCTAGCAGCTTTGCGTCTTCCTGTGCATCATTACGTTCATTTATTAATTCTACCATTTTAATGTGATACTTTTTTGCATCCTCTAGTGCATCATCACGTTCTAGCTCTGCTCTCGCTGCCATTTCAATCGCGCACCTCCATTTGTTCTCCCAACCCACAATAGTATTCCGCAAATCATAAACTTCAGTAGGACTCATAGCTTTACTAATTCAATTCCAAATTCCTCCGCCAATTCCAATGTAGATTCATCTGTCGGATAAGTATCGTTATACAATACTCTCCCGATCCCATAACTCGAAATCACTTTCAAACAATCGTTGCAGGGAAGCGTTGTAGTTGCGATTAAACGGCATTCTAGAGGTTTTACATACCGAAGCGCGTTTTGCTCCGCATGGACAACATATTTCCGTCTCGTGGCGCGATTTTCCCATTTTTCCTCCATATGAGCAGGGAATCCATTAAACCCACACGCAGCAATACTATTGTCATGCCTTAACAAGGCCGCACCAACTTGCCTCCACGGGTCTTTGCTTTTTTTCGCGCTAACCTCCGCAATGCTCATTGCATATTCATCCCAGTTCATATGTCGAATAAATGATCCTCCAACCAGTAAACAGCTTGCCCCGAATCTCTCACATCATCAGGAAAGATACACTCGTCCGAAATAATCCCGTTGTTCTGCAAAGCGTTCATCACCTTAACTGGGTTAAGTCGCTTATACTCTATGTAATGTTCCAGTGTATTCATCGGCCTCCGAAGCCTCCGAAAATTGTTTTGAAAATGTTCTCCGCGCATGGGTTCCCTTTTATCTCTTGTGGGTAATCGTGATCCTCTTCGTCATCTTCAAACTCTTGGTTGAATCCAGACTCAAATGCAATCTTCCACGTCTGGTCAAACATCTTCCTCAATCCTCTAGCTGACAACGTAACATTTCCATTGCCATTAAAGCTAGGATTCTTTTTCGCATATTGATTCCACAAGTCTTCCTTTTTCATACCTCAATCCCACATCCACAAATCATATACAATATATAGTATAAGAGCGATTAATACGATATATGCGATATTATATCCCATATTTAATCTATTGGCATGACTCACACTCTGGCTCGTCAATCCCACAAACCCTCTCAATTTTCACATTTTCCAAATCATCATCATCTTTCAAAAAAACTGGCTCCTCAATCACATCCAGCTTATCAGCCCGTGCAATCGCCGCCGCATTACTATAGCACTTGTTTGGATAGCGTTTACTTAACTTCTCCCGATTAGCCTCGATGCACTCGTTTAACGTAATTCCTACGTCATTCAACAACCCAGTCAAATAAAACAAAATATCTCCCGCTTCCTCTTTCACGTTATCGAAATCCAACGGCTTCTGATAGATTGAATGCTTTTTAATCGCATCCAGTAACTCCCCAGCTTCTCCACTAATGCCAACTGCCATGTGCATCATGGAGGCTTGTAATGGTGTTAATTGAACTAGGATATCATGTCCCGATTTAACGATGGATTGAACAAATTGTTCATATGGTGTATTGCTCATTGTGTGTATGTATTGAAATATGCCAACCCAAAACATCCTGCCTCGGATAGGTGAATTAACTTTCCTTCATTCCCTATTGCATCGTCAAGAAGTTTTTTGGTGATCTCTTGGGGGTGTCCTTCATGTGCTGGAATGTCTACCCATTCAAAGATTCTCAACGTCCTTGCGGCTCTCAATCCATTGGCAATAATCTTTGCAGGGTCATCCGTATGCTGTAAGCAATTATAAATCCAGCATTCATCAAATCCATCACGGGTCAAATCTTCACCCCTTATCACCGAATAGTTGATTCCCTTTGCATCATACCTTGCATACGTCCACGCTGGGTAAAACAATGGGTCAACTACAAGTGCCTTCCCTAGGTTTTTTGTCTTTAATAGCATGGACGTTGGGCCTCCTCCTATGTCCACAATGGATCGTCCATGAACGTCAAATGAATAGCCTACCCTGTCCAATCCCATGAATCGCGCATAAATGTAATGCTTCTGATCTTCATCGAACGTGTTACAGCAATCACCCCAATATTTACTTTCAAATGTGTAATCACTCATTAGCATTATCTTTCATCATGTCCATGATTGCTTTTAGTAGTCTGATTTCTTCTCTCGCTTCGTGGATGTCTTGCGTGGCTTGAATAAACTTAGACAACAAAGATTCACCAGCTGGGGAGTATTTCATAGCCTTCTCTAGCTTTTCGCATCGTTCCTTTATCTCTGCCAGTTCCTTTTTTAGCCTCTCTGATTCCAGCATCAATCCAGTATAATCTTTGTATGCTTTGAATGCGGTTGCATCATGGTATGCGGCCTTGAATAAAATGCGGCCATAGCGTTTGATGCTTTCCATGGCGTATGCGTCCAACTTGTCCATGCATCCATGTGCCGTCAATCCGCTTTCATAGAATGCCGATTCTTCTAGGTCGGTGATATTTGAGAAGCTGTCTTGTGATTCGTCTCGGCTTGTGTCGTCTTGGTGGCTCATTGTGAGGGTTTATGTCGTGCAGGCTAGTCAATCGCTGGGAAGTAACGTGTCATTGCGTCAATGCCATTTCCGTCTGCATACCATCCTGCCCCGTTGTAAACGTCCAGAACATCGGAGAAATATTTCTCGTACATCGGCGCGACACGTTCGAGCGTAAAATTCAATCCGAAAGCTTGGCAATTCTCGGGGCGTATGCGGTCGACAGCGTGGATTGCATCAACGAAGTCTCCCATCGTTCGGCATCGGTAGCCTGTAATGCCGTGGAGGTTGTTTTCTGCGAAGCTCCCCCAGTCTGTCGTGATTGTCGGAGTTCCTGAAAGCAAATTTTCAATCTGCACACCACCGAACGGCTCCACATATTGCGAGGGCAGGAAAGATGCTTTGGCGTTTGCCATTAGCTTTCTGCGGGTTTCCGTGTCGGCGTATCCTACATATTCAACGTGGGGCGGTAGCTTGTAGCCTTCTTCCTTCTGTCCTGCAATCACTAGCTTCACTCCCGCTCGTTCCGTGGCTTGGATTGCAATGTCAACGCCTTTCCCGCTGTAAACCCTGCCCAGATAGAGGAAATAGTTTTCCTTTTCGGATTGGAAGGTGAAATCAGCGGGATCGAAATAGTTTGGGATCACCACGCTATAGTTATCCTGCTGGCAATTTCCGACAGCTTGCATCCCGCAATATGCGTGATAAATGGCGTAGCTTTCCCACACCTTCCATCGCGCCCAGTGTCCTCCTGCGTATCCAATCCCGGGTTCCACGCAAATCAAATCTTGATGAGCATCACAGATCGGGCGTACTCCGCTTCCCCAAAATGGCAGGATGAAATCGTTTTTCTGTTTGCGTCTTCCTACTTCACGAATGGCGTTTGCGTAAAACGTCTGATATGCGTGATCGCCGATATCAAATTTAAAGAATGTCTTGCGCCAATCGTGCGAGCCGTAGCTTTTAGAGAAGTCATCGTTTGTTAAAACGCTAACGTGCTCTGTGCATTGGAGGTCGGAATCTTCATGCCCATAGTGGATGACTTCGTGTCCTCGGCTTGTCATCATCTTTCCGAATTTTAAAACCTTTGCAGTGTAGGCACAGGCGTTAAAATCTTTACTTGTTACAGTGTGCGGTAATCCTAGAATGTGGAATCTCATAGTTTATTTATATGCGTATTTTCTGCGGTTTAACTGCGGGCGGCATTATATGCCTAGTATCTATCTTGGTCGTTTACTTGAATATCGGCAATATCTGCATCGGCATTATTTGCCTGTAACCCTGCCCTGTCCTGTATTGCCACACTATCGGGGGATTCCAGCTCTAAAATGTCAATCGGTGCGTCTCTGTGTGGGATCGTGAACGAAAGCTTGATGTTGTTCGATTGGTTCGATTCAACCTCGATCTTGTCGCCGTATTTCTTCGGAGCAATCTTGCTTGCGGCCCACTTCAGCGCATCCATTCGCAATCTGCCGATACTTGCGTCACTCGCTCCGAATGCCTCATCTATTATCATCTCGGCGTAATGGTCGGCTTGTTGGCTCCGTGCGCGAGCGTATTGTTCAGCAAACTCTGGGAATTTCTCCAGCCAATCGTAAATGGTCGTGGCTGTCGGGAATCTATCCGTGGCGCATAACGAGCGTAACGTGTTGCCTATTGCAAGTAATTTGCAGAAATCTGTGACCAGTTCGTGGCTGTATGTCGAGGGTCTTCCTCCCTTGTTCTTTGTTATCTCATCACTCATGGTGCGAAACATCTTGACACTAAAAAAAACGGGTGGTTAAAATTAGCTACGCAATGAACGTGTGTTGCGTCTCTCTTCGCTGGATTCTCTCTCGTCCTTCTCGCTTGTTCGTCGCTTTTCTCTCTCATATGTATTAATTCCGATTTCATCCAATCGTCATTGGATTTCATCTTGCGTCAAAACGTTTTTTCATTCGATGGTGTAAATTGATCAATATTGATGCGCTCTTTCAATAAATTGAAATCACTTGTAGTCAGCAGATCGAGCATTGGTGCGGGTTTGCGGGTGTCAATCTTTTTCTTTTTTATTTTTTAATGCGTGAAAAATATTTGCGCTTGTGTTTATGCGGCTCTGCTGTCGCCTGTATCGTTTGCGCTTGTGTTTATGCGCTTGTGCGAGCGTAAAAATAATTGAAAAAATATCTTGGTGATGAGCGTTGGCGTGGTATTGTTTTACCAGATGAGCGAAATCACTCTCTCGTCAAAACAAATCATCAATGAAAATCAAATCACTCATAAATAAAACAACTGGCGAACGTTTTCTGTCTGTGGATGGCGGTTTGCTTCCTATCGGTATTGCTTCAATGTGTGCAGACGAGCGCATTAGTGGCTTTGAAATCAAATGCACAGAATGCCGCACTAAATATCCTGTTCGCGTCTTGAATGAGGGCGGCTATTGTGACGAATGCGTTGAATCATCCATTGAAGAATAAAACCAAATCAAAAAAATACATCTTATGAAATACCTTCCTACTCTCGATCTGTGGAATCATTCAATCCAGTCCGCAATCCTATCGGGTCAAATCAAACTGCAATGTGGGCAATGGGTAAAATGTGGGGGAGGTAAACCCTCCCGCTTTGTGAAATCCACAGGGCGGTCTTTGTGGGTAGCGCATCCACAGGGTACACCAGCGAAAACACGCGAGCGATTCATGCAATTAATCTCAAACTATTAATAAAAACAAAAAAATAAATACATTATGAAAATCACAAAAAACGAACTCATCGGACGCATGGAATACATTTACAACGTGACAGGCGTTCGCTTTCAGCTTTCCAGCCAATGTCATGGCAATGGTCGTGGCTATTCTGTCATGCTCGATGGGTCTCACGTCATGACACATTGCCACGTGACAGCGAGAGAATTAGACTTGGCAATAACGGCATTTTGCAAAGGTTTTTATTTTAAGGAGAAAATGACCCTTTCCGATGCAAACAGCAACGCAAAAACAATCGGCAGACAACTCCAATCCTTCCCATCTTCGCAATCATGCCCATCTGTCAATCAATAGAATTCAAAAAATGAACATCCACTTATCGAAAATATCGGGCAACGTAAAAACAGGCCCCATACCTGTAACGACATCATCACAGGAAACGTGTCCAGATGCTTGCCCATTAAAGGCGGGGGGATGCTATGCTAAGGGCGGCCCACTTGCAATGCATTGGAAGAAAGTCACGGCAAAACTCCGAGGTGATACGCTCCAAATCTTGGCAAAACAGATCAAAGGCTTTCCTCGCGGCCAAGTCTGGCGACATAACCAAGCGGGCGACTTAGCGGGACTAGGTGACCATATTGACGCAAGCGCATTAAAAACCCTTGTGGAAGCGAACAAGGGAAGGCGTGGTTTTACTTATACGCATAAGCCGTGTGAGGAAAATGAAAACAATCGCGAAGCTGTGCGAGATGCAAACAAGGGAGGTTTCACCATTAATCTAAGCGGGAATAGCCTAGCCCATGCCGATAAGCTTTCCGATTTAAATATCGGGCCTGTCGTTTCCATTGTGCCACATGGCACAGCAAATACGTTTTATACCCCAGCGGGAAGAAAGGGGGTTGTGTGCCCAGCCCAGCAAAGGGAGGACATCACCTGTGCTAATTGCCAACTCTGTTCAAGGGTCAATCGCTCCGTGATCATTGGCTTTCTGCCACACGGCGCAAGCAAAGCAAAGGCAAATGCAATCTCCAATCAATAAAACATGAAAACACTAGATCAACTCTCAGCCCCACTAATTACCCTCATTTTCACCATTTCCATGCTATCGCTTTTTAGCGCATTGGCTCAATACATCGAAAGAAACGGACTATGAAAGCAAACCACACCAAAGCACCATGGATCGTTCAAATTGACGAGGATATGAATGATTCAAGCTTTACAACTATCAAGATAGTAGACGGATCAAGGGAAAGCCTAATCCATCCACAAGGGGCTTTAACCCTTGCCAATGTTCAAACGTTCGCTCCACACATAAAGGAAGGTATTGCCAATGCTCATTTAATCGCTTCCGCTCCCGATTTGCTGGACGCATTAAAAGCATTAATGGTTACAGAGGATATGCTACGAAACCCGAAGTGCCAAGTTATGCAATCGGCAAGGCGAGCAATTGCCAAGGCGGAGGGGAAAGCATGAAATTACCCCCATCACACCAAGATAGCCCAAGGCATTCAGATTGGCTTGCAAGGGTTCAGCAACTCGAAAGCGAAGGGTTGGACACAAGTGATGCTCAAGGCATTGCAGACATGGAAATGGAACAAAGTAAACAGATAATCACCGAAGCATTGATAGACATAATGCGAAACTACAGCAAGGCAAATAAAAATAGAAAATAAATATGAAAACTAAAACAATTAACGACTACATCATGGCTCTTACTGATTTCGCCGAACAAATCGGGGATGATAGATTGGCTTATGCCGTCGATCAATTTAGAATTCTACTTAACTCATCCGATTTGCCAAACGATTTGATATCCAATATGAAATCTTATGCCGCGAAATCAGTAAAAACACTTGATACCCATTGGGACTGCGAGTGCAAGGAGCGATATATACACTCCAAAGCAGACCGCACAACTTGCCCAGTATGCGGAACTGAAGAGGCAGACAGCCCAGATTCTCGAATCAATGAAATGACAGAGTGCAATATATTCCAACTAAACAAATAAAAATAGAAAATAAATATGAGCAAAGAAAATGCAGTTTTAGAATTAGCAAACTTACTATCGCAAGCAATTAACATGATCCGAAGCAATTATGGTGAGATTGTCGCTGATCATCTGGACAAAGAAATGCAAACCATCCTCGACTCAATTAAAAAATAAACACACTATGAAAACAAGAAAACTAGTCATCGAACATAATATTTTAACTGCGAGCGAAGAAAAACTTCCTGCCATTATTTTAGATGGATTGCTATGGGGAGGAGACTTTGAAAACCTCGCATCTGAAGACATTGATGATGCTGTAACATATGACTATAACGATGGATTTAATAAATTTACCAATCAGAAGGTAACCTATTCTCAGACATTCATCAGAACAGAAAAAACAGATGATCAACTACTCGAAGAATATAAATAATGAAAACTAAAGCATACAAGGCGGGATTTGATGCCGGAATTGAATCCGGCGTAGACAATAACCAATTTGAATCCAGTCAAGACAGGACAGAATATAACGAAGGATATCAAACAGGAGTGGCAGAATATTGTCGCAAGCAAGATATGAAAGAATCAATCAAGAAAAAAATCATCAATAAACTAGGTATCAGCAAAGAATGGGCAAAGGATCATCTGATCGTAATGTAATAAACACGAAATAAATAAATATGAGCAATATAAAAGATATAATCAAGGCAAGGCAGGATTTGGAAACAGCAAAGGAAAACGCTAAAAGAGCAGAGGAAGCGGCAACAAGGGAAGCTGAGGAAACTGCAATGAAACCCTTCATTGACGTTTATGAAGAACTGAAGGATTTACCTCTAAAATCAGCAAGCGGATATAGTGTGCGAAAAGAGAAACTGAGCGACATTTGCTCGAGATCATCATCCGCAAGCCGCATTGAACTTTACACGGGACATGGAAACCAATTTCGCGTGTCGTCTGATCTGAACCAAGGCAGGATTCGATATTATGTCGAACATAATAAACACAATTCGGGATGGCTTGATTTTGACGAGGCATTCTGTGCATTCCTCGATACCTTAGCGCGACTTGTGAAAGTAGATTAAATGGAAACAATAATCTGCTTTGCAATCGTCGCCTTCAAGGTCGGTGAAATCATCATTCCAGTATTGGCCCTAGGTCTTTTTGTCTGGAACATCAAAGGATAACATGACACTTACATTCGCAATATCACTCACAATAATCACCATGGCTTCCATGTGGGCTTGCTACAAGCTAGGCCAGCAAAATATGCTTGATCAGTTCGAGTATTATTACATGAAAAAAAAACTTGAATCGGAAAAAATGCAAGATACCATCAACAACCTTCCCAAGTATACAATCTTGGGAGACGACAACAACAACCAATAAATAAATACATACATGAAAAACATAGCATCAGCACTAGTAAAGGCTCAGAAGGCATTCGGGCCAGCATTGAAAACGTCCACAAACCCTCACTTCCGTTCGCGATACGCAGATTTGTCTGCTTGCGTCGAATCGGTTATCACAGGTCTTAATGATAACGGAATAGCATTAATCCAACAAACACATGACAGCGAGTCGGGAGTTTGCGTGGAAACCCTTTTCCTGCATGAGAGTGGCGAATCACTCTCTGCTGGTAAACTACACGTTCCTGCTACCAAGCAAGACGCACAAGGCTATGGGTCAGCATTGACCTATGCAAGGCGGTACTCGCTCATGGCGGCCTGTGGTATCGCTCCAGAGGACGACGATGGCAATGCGGCATCACGCCCAAGCGTTGCACAAGTTAGTAAACCTGTAGCAAAAGTCATAAAGAAGGAACCAATCGTTCCTGCCAACATGGATGATATGCCAGATGCTCCTTGGGGAGATAATTGGTATTCTGAGGTCGAAGCTACCATCAAGGAAATAGACAAGGAAGCTACATTGTGGTTAATCAAGAAGGGCGCATTGGAAGAAGGCCAAACATGGCGCGAGTTAAAAGAAGGCCCATATCGCTCAAGGATTCTTTCCAAAGGTGGCGCATCCGCATTCGTGCAAGCGGTATTGACAACACTATGATCCGCCATTCCTCACTACCTAAGTTAGCGCAATGTGCCTGTTACGAATCTGCTTCTGGGGAGTCATCCCCAGCGGCAGCTAGGGGAACCAAAATGGATGAGGCATTCCGCTTCGCTCTTGCTGGAGATTCAAGCAAGATTGAATTGCTGGATACGGATGACGACAAGAAAGCTGTCATTTGGGCTATTAATCAAGTCCAAGCAATAGCTGGAGACAAGGAGATCATTTCTGACGAGTCAAAGCTCAAGGTAAAGACTGCTGGAATTGAGCATATCGGAACGGAAGATTGTCGCATTCCATCATTGTGCATTTCCTGCGACCTGAAGTCAGGTCAAGTCAGGGATTACGAAAATCAGATGATGGCATACGCCTATGGCAACATGGCGAGAGAGTTCTGTGATGAATGGACGTGCTATCTGATATTCTGCGACCAGCAACGAATCGTTAAGCATTCCTTCAACTACGAGGAAGCCAAGTCTGGCGTAGAGGAGATTCTAGCCAAGGCTAATGATCCAGACAAAAAGCCAACGCCATGCGAGTATTGTAAATGGTGTTCAAATTATTCAACGTGCAATGGAATTGCAACAGCTGTCAACGATACATTGGTTGTAGTGGACAGCGATATAAAGGCCAACGTAGCGCAATTAAAGGAGTATTTGGCGGCAGATCCAGAACGCATAAGCGTGTTTGTGAAAAAGGCAAATATATTTAATGAGTTAGTGGATTGGGCAAAGGATTTGATACGCGAAAGATTGACTAACGAAGAGCCAGTTGTGGGATACAAGTTACAAAACTCCAAGGGGATCGAGTATTGTGGAGCAGAAGCTCTTTATTCAGCTACCGAGACGTTGAGCAAGTTTGAGATAATCGACTTGTTCGGCGGAAAGATTAAAGCTAACGACTTGAGAGAGTTTACGGAAAAGAAAGGTATCCCGTTTGACTTTGAGACATATCGATCCAAAGACATTATTCGGATGGTAGAAGATAAACCTAAGAAAGAAAAGAAAATCAAATGAATTACGAAACAAGAACATTGAAAATAGCCGTGATGCCAGAAAATGAGCCAATATTTTCTGATGGTGTAACTGAGGTTCAAATCGCTGATGAAGCTGGTGGTGAGTTCGTTGAAGTATCGCAGTGCAATGATGATAATGTAGGTAAGATTCAAATTGATCCAATAGAATGGCCTCACATAAGAGAAGCTATTAACAAAATGATAAAGGAATGCAGGAATATATAAATAATATGGAAACTATAATTGAAATTGAAGAGATTGAAGAGGATGAAGATAAACGCTATAGGCACAAGTTTATAGATACTGAATATCTAAAGTCAAAGTCGCAAAGGACTTGGATTGATGAGATTGAATTAGTTCCAGATTACAAAGTTCGTTGCGTTGCGGCACGGATTGTCTGGTGGGATTTCTTCTCAACTAAAGATTGTAATACAGGATGGGATGGGTTGTATAAGTATGTCCAAGCTCCAGAGTTCCCAGAAGTAAGTATTGATGACATTGTTGTTGCATTGCTGTCCTTTGGATATTCAATGGATCGCATCAAGTATCGCTTGAAAGGAGTAGAATGAGCGACCAATTACAACTAAACCTAGACCCAATCGTTGTCGAGATTGACAATTCAATCCCTGCAAGGTTCATAAGGTTTCATTCAAGCAATCCACAAGTTTACGAGAACCTAGTGGCATTGGCTAGGCAATTCAATCGCAAGCGCAATGATGCCAAGCTAGGAATTGCTATGCTTTACGAGGTTCTGAGGTGGAACTACTATATGTCCGTGGATTCAGTCGAGGAATACAAGTTGTCAAATGATTTTAGGGCTTGTTACGCAAGGTTGATCATGGAACAAGATCCAGACTTGAATGGGATATTCAACACCCGTGGAAGCATAGCAGACATTTAATAATATGATTATATCACCAGACTTTCCTGACCATTGGAAGACAAGGATGCTAGTGGATCTTTTGAACGATGAATCTGCGCCTCTATATCTAATTAGGATATGGGGGCATTGCCAAAACAGGAAGACAAGCGTGTTCACAAATCTTCCTCCTGCTGGCTTAAAAGCATTGTGTAGGTATGCTGGAGACGCTGAAAAACTTGAGTCGGCATTTATTGCCGCTGGTTTTATACGGCGAGATGGTGGTAATGTAGAGATTCACCAATGGGATGAGTATAACTCTTCATTGATAGCCAATTGGGAGAATGGGAAGAAAGGTGGAAGGAAACCTAAAGCTAACCCATCCGTAACCCATGGGTTACCCATGGCTAACCCAATCGAAACCCATAGCGAACCCATGGGCAGCCCAACGCTAACCGATAGAGAAGATAAGATAAGAGAAGAGAAGATTGATAAGATAGAAAAGAAATCTGAAAGCGTAATCCAGCCTTTCGAGGTTCCAGATCAAGTCTGGAATGATTTTCTAAAACTAAGAAAAGCAAAGAAAGCACCATTGACCCAAACAGCATTAGATGCCATTGAGAGAGAAGTGAAGATTTCAGGCTGGACATTGGAGGATGCTTTGACAGAATGCGTCTCCCGTGGATGGCAGGGCTTTAAGGCTAGCTGGGTTGCAAATCAATCAAACCAACAGGATGAGTATCCACAACGAGCTTGTTAAATATGAAAAACATAAATAAAAAAATAACTGAATTAGTTGGAGAAGATGAACCAATCATCTTGGCAGATGGATTTGAATCAGCCTTCATTGGTGTAGCTCATCAATTCACAACTGCATTTGCAGTATACGATAGAAAGAAGTGCATAGAAATCTTAATGAAAGATATGACAAGCGAGGAAGCTGAAGAGTATTTTGAGTTTAATGTTCAAGGCGCATATGTCGGGGAAAACACTCCAGCTTTCTTGATTAAATGAAAAACCTACCTATCGCAATCACGGCAGAAAAGGCGGCACTATCGTTAATCGCACTTGATCCAGACGTTCTACCTCACCTTTCATGGTCTGCTGATCTATTTGCATTTGAGCAACACAAATTGATATTCAAGGCTCTTGAGAGAGTCTATCAAAGAACAGGCAGCACTAACGCACTAGGGGCCATCAGTGACCTCGAAACTACCGGAAAACTCAATGCCGCTGGTGGCAAAGAAGGAGTCATGGATGATCTTAAAACCATCTTCATGTCTGCTGGTTCAATGTGTGTTGAGACTGCCGAGGATTATCGCCAGCAATTACTCATAGCTAAAAGTTATCGGGATGCTATCGGACTCTGGGAGGAGAACGAAGCAGACATAATCGGAATGCGAGCTGACTTGTCCAGCATAGCTGAATCAATCGCCAATGCTATCCCACAAGCGACACAAGCGAAAGACGTGAAAGCTCATCTAATGGATTTCCTCGATGATCTCGATGACAAGAAGCCAATCGAAAAGTTTCCGTTGGGAATACCGAAAATCGACAAACTGCTTGGAGGCGGAATGCAACGAGGTGAGATGATGGTTGTTGGTGCGGCAACATCTGGAGGAAAGTCAATCCTTCTTTACCAAGCTGCGTTGACTGCTTTGATGCAGGGAAAGCACGTTGCCATCTTTTCGCTGGAAATGCCCTCTAAAGCCATCCTGCAACGCATGGCTAGCAATCTAATCGGAAAGCAGATTATTCCAATGCGTGAGGCTAATGTGGTGAATGACTGGCGCAACGTAGCGAATGCAAAAGAGATCAGTTCCGCAATCGAGCAGTTGATGAAAATGAATTTGACGCTCCGAGATGACCTTTCAGATGTTGGCGAGATCATTGCCGAGGCTCAAAGACTCGCATCACTTGGTAAAGCTGATGTTATCGTTGTAGACTATCTTCAAATCGTGGAGATGCCTAAGGCCGATAACAGAGAACAGGCAGTATCGGAGCTATCACGCAGACTAAAGCTGACAGCATTAAAAACCAATTCAGTTGTTCTTACGGCATCACAACTCAACGATGATTTCGTAGTGCGCGAGTCCCGTGCAATCGGCATGAATACTGATTTCCTATTGATAATACTTCACCCAGACGACAAGAAGAAAGTTACGGATTTCCGCAAAGCTCCAGCGAAGATTGAGACAAGCAGAATCAGATTCGATAAGAATAGAAGAGGACAGAGGGACGTGTTTGTTCCAGTAAAAATGTTAGGCGCAATCTCCAGATTTGAACAAATTGATGAACACTGATAACGCATTCGACCAATGCTGCATTCTACTCGATACAGCAACAGCTATATGGAGGAGCCGCACCAAATCTAGGTTTGCGGACGCTGAAGAAAAATATAAAAAAGCAATAGAAATCTACGGAATTTATTTTAGCGACAATGAAAAATATTTAGAAAATAGTATTGACCCGTTTTGAAAACCACCTAGATTTAACACCAAGCAAGGCGCAATGCCGAGCAACCAATAAATAAATATATGACACTTGAATTAACACAAATCGCACAAAAGTGGATGGCTGAATACCCTTCAGACTTCCAAGATGGAGCAGACGCACAAGACCGAATTCAACAAGATTTACCCGCTGGAGATCGTGCTGATCGCATTTGGGATTTCATTCAAACTAATGACGAGATTGAACTATGCCCACAAGATTACGCATTTTTAATCGGGCAACATTTCGGTAAACTTTAATAAATAAATATATGACTAATAAAGAAGACAAGGAAGTTCTAATTTGTGCAATGCGCGAATACATGAAAGAAGACAGCGACTTGATTGATGAACTCGATCAACGTCTTTGCGAAGTTACAGCGCAACGTGACGAGGCTTTAGACCGAATTGACGCTTTGGTTGCAGAGGTAGAACAATGGAAGCGAATCGCTATGGATTATGCATTTGATGAAACCGAATAACAAACCAAATCCGGGGTCAAAGGAAGCCATTGAACTTGGTTGCACTTGCCCAATAATGGATAACCATCACGGACGTGGATACCAAGGAGTTGAAGGAATCCATGTCTACAACGGCGATTGCCCCTTACACTCACAAGTAATAAATGACATAATTAAAAATCAAGACAATGACAACTAAAGAATACGCTAAAGAACATGGATTTGTGCAGCTTACAAACACATATCATCTTCCTAAAGAAAAACAGATGATGGATGTTGTATTGGAAGATGCTCGAAAAAACAACAAACAAACCTGCCTAGTCCAAACCGAACAAGGAGCGGAAGTATGGCAGAAACTAAACCCACCAAAAACAAAAGAATAAATATGGCATACGACAACACTAATCGCGGAGCTTCATTCCCAAATAACAAAAAAGAAAAAGAAACTCATCCCGATGAAACAGGATCAGTAAACATTGACGGGAAAGAGTATTACATGAATACATGGATTAAAGAATCAAAAGGAATTACATACAGGTCGCATTCCTTCAAAGAAAAACTACCAAAAGAAGAAAAAGCCCCATTTTAAGTAACTTTCCTCGCTAAGGTTGGGAACTCCCGATCAGCAGGGGTAAATGGGGGCTGCCGCATCCAAAAAAACGCAGACAATATTATGATAAGTGAAGGAATGGACTTTGAACAGGCAATGATCACATACGCAGCGGCGTGTTGCGCTACGGTTGGTGCATTGTGTCACGAACTGGATGAAGCATTAATAGAAAATGAAACAATACCAGATCCAGAACGACAAGAGGTTCTATCTAATTATCCAAGGAATTTCGTTGATATCCTGATTGAACAAGGGAAGCCTCACTTGGTAGATCCTTTTATAAATAAACTAAACGAAATAATTGACGAATTGAATAAATGAACTGGACTGAAGATCAACTAAAAGAGAAAGGTTACACACGATCACAAGATGGACACTATTACTTTACACCTACACGGGTATCTAACCCCATCCCTAAACATCCTGCTCAACAAGCACTGGTCGCACTACCTAAAAGAAAAGAAAAGGTCAGCAATCGCACTTACGTCCGCATTACGAGATATAGTACAAGACCCCTCGACTGCGACAACTACGCAGGAGGTTGTAAACCAATTATTGACCAATTACGTTACTCTAAACTCATCAAAGACGACTCGCCCGAAGACATCGAAGTCCAGTTCAAGCAAGTCAAAATTAAAACCAAAACGGAAGAACATACGGAAATCGAAATCAGCGACAAGCCGATAGATTAAAAAGACACCCTTCTCCTGCGCGTCCACAGGAGTCACCTGTCCATTCAGGTTCGCTTATCGGGGTGAAGTTTTGAAGACGCTTTCTTATGCGCTGACCAGTCGATCTCGTCAAAGTTAGCGCGATACTTTTTGCGGTCAACAGGACGTTCTTCGTCACCTTTGCCAGCCTGTCCAGACCATTCAGACTTCTTAATGTTTTCCATAAAACTTTTCTACTGCTTTTCGGAAGTCAAAATACATTTCTTGTTCGCCAAGATCTCTTGAATACTCTGGTTGCTTAATATAGCTAAGAGCCATTAGAAGTAGCTCACTGGCTTGCTGTAGACGAGAGCAAGTGGATTGAACACCCATGTGGTCAATCCAATCAGTTCCACAAGACTTGCAGCTTCCTCCCATATCATGGGAATCATGTGCATGGTCACTGATGATGCTCATAAATTATTCTTTGCTTTCAACTTCGACTTCTTTAGCTTTTTCAGCCATGTCAGCAAGCGTCTTCTTTTCTAGGAGATGCAATGCAACGGAGCATTCAAAGTTAAAGCGTTTCAATCTCCCAATGAAATCAAGAAAGACTTCATCTTTGCTGATTGCGTCAATGTCAATTCCTTTTATTGCGTGTTCGATTGCTTTTTGTTGATCTTCACCGAATCCGACAAGTTCGTTTTCTTCGCTCATATTTATTTCTTTTTTGGTAGTTTTGGCATCTTTGCCTTTGCTTTAGGCATAGACACACGGATGTTTGTTTTTTGTGGTTTTGTTACTGCACTTGAAACGATCATTGGAGATCCAAATTTCAAGCTGGCTGATGTTTGGCTTTTCATGTGTGGGGTTCTCTTTCTTCTAGCATTGCGTCTGCAAATTTATATGCAATACGAGCAATACTCTCTGGTGGGGCTTCCATTGCTAGCTCTTCTGGATTGGATAGGATGCCTTCCAATGCTCGTCCTGCAAACCAATCACGCATTCCCATACCAGAGTTAGGACGCACCTTGGGACTATTTTGGTCGCCGGGGTATGCCGTGACTGGAAATGCTGGATGGTTATTTACTCGCATATCTATTATTAATATAACTACAATTCTTTTTAAATTCGGCTTGCACTTTTCGTCTTTCTGGAGTTTTTGTCCAGAAGTAATCGCAAGCACGATCAAATTGCGCTGCTAAGTTAATTAACCAAATGTCCTTTTCATCTATTGTTCCAGAAGTTGTTAAACTTCCAGCAGAGTAAAGGCTCCTTTTACTTGATGTTCTTTTAGGTTTAATCTGTAAAGTATTCATATATTTATTATCGTTATTAACGATGCCGTGAATTTATACGTTTAGTTCAAAAATGCAAAATGTTTTTCACCGAACTTTACACCGAACCTAAAAACGAAAAAGCCTGTGCGCTAACACAGGCTATAGTTCGGTGAAGAAACTAATTGAAATATACAAGTTATTTTAAAACTTGCAACAACTTTTTAAAAATGTTTTTGAGTCCACAATTCTTTTGCATTCTCAATATCCATTGTTGGCTTCCCAATACGCAAGTTTACGGCGTTGTGCAAATCAATTCCCCATTCAAAAAAACGATTCCAATCAGGTGGATTTTCTGAAAACCAATTATCAAGATGTTCTTTGCATGGGCATCCATTAAATGGAATAGAATCACGCCAATCGTTAAGCCATCCTGTCATGTTTTTGCCTGTCCTGTGTCGAATCCCTAGCAAATGCAACTCAGCCCAGAATCTAGGCCCATTGATAAGCATTGATGGAACTTCATGAAATGATTTTTCTTCTACCTCGTCACTTGCACGTTGAACCCAATCTTTGTGTGCCTCCCAATCAATCGACATTGCCTCACAGACGATCTTCTCTACCTCTGTGGCAGTTTGGTTCTGTTTGTGATGTGGAGCCTCTGGATTTGAAATGTCAAACGCAGATACCTCATCCTCGCGGATTCCATCTTTACGGCATAACCAACCCTCTACCATTTTATGAAGACTAACTAGAAACTCGCCATCTTCATTGCCATACTCTGCTACAGAACATTTCAACTCTCCATTAGGCAACCATTCCCAGTCTCCAGTAGTCACATACCGCATGGATACTGGATCAACAGACTTTAATGTAATCATACCTTTACTCCCACCAATGGGCAACACCAATACAAATTCCTCCACCAATAAATGAAGAAATTGCCATTATCAAAATACTCCAATCACCAAGGCTCATTATTTTTTCTTTTTAGATTTTGCTTTAGCTTCGCGTTGGACGCTATATGCAATCGCAACCGCTTGTTTTACAGGTTTACCTGACTTTACTTCTGCTGAAACATTCCTGTCAAAGCAATTTTGGGAGGCGCATTTTCTTAGTGGCATATTATAGTTTTGGAAATTCTCCGCTTTTGTTTTGTGTTGTTTCTTGACCCTCTTCTGTAGGCTCTTCAATACCAAAGTCAGTAGCTTCCGCTTGAATTCCAAAGTTCCTTAGCAAGCGTTGAGTTAGTTTAAAGTTTTCTGGAGTAATTGGCTGAGACAATATTATTGCTGTTTCTGGATCAAATTGAGCCTTTACTAGAATATCTTTAAAGATTTCACTGACATCTTTCCTTGTGCTTTTTTGGAACTTCCTAATCAAGTCAAGGCTCTTCCAAGCAACAAAGCCTTTAACATTTCCAAATGCAATAGCACCAAGAGACAAAAGATCATTAATATTGCTGTTTTGAGCTATATCTTTATACTTTGCAACATCTGATGCAGAAAAATCTGTTTTTTGTGACATCATATTAAGGAATTCTCTTGTTTTATCAAGTGAGTTTAGTTCCCTAGAATCTTTTCCAAACAACATCTCAAGTACATCCCTCTTAGGAGAACCCGGCTTAAGTAATTCAGTTGATTTACCAAGGCTTACTTTTAATTCATCATTGAACCGCACTGCATCAGTCATTCCAGCTTTTACAGTAGGTTCTGCAGGAAGGTCAACACTACTCTTTAAGTTTTTTCTTGCAGCGTTCTTTAATCCTTCTAATGCTTTTCCTGTTGGATCTTTTGATGCAGCTTCAATGACTTTTGCCATATCTGCTCTTGATGTATTTGATGCAAAGATTTTTCCAAATATATCTTCAGCATTTCCTCCAATAAACTGATTAGCTGGATTTCTTGATGGGATATTTTGTTCCTGAAAATCGGTTAAGATTTTTTGTGCTGTTTTTTCCATTTGAGATTTAAGCAATTTAGCCGCTTCTATATTTTGCTTATTAACCAATTCAGCACTCTCTCCTTGTTCAATTCTTTTAATTTTTGATAGTTCAAGACTTTCTTCTGCTGTTTTTTTAGCTTGCTCAAGTCCTTCAAATTCTGAAATAAGATCATTTATTCCTTGTTTTACATTTGATTTACTTCCTTCAAATGCTTTAAATATTCTTGAACCGTTTTTACTAACCCATGTTTTTAATGAACTAGATGGATTTCCTTTATTAATAGAATTAAATGCTTGACTATAAACCCAATCGTCAACAGCACTGAATCCCTCTTTAACTAATTCTGGTGACGTTGGAACCTTTGGATGTCCCTCGATTGCTTTTCGTAATCTTAACAAATCATCTTCTGTTGCTAATTCTGCACTTGCTGGGATGTATTCTTTTAATACCTTTGTTGCGCTTACGCCTTCTTTAAATGCCTCTTCAGATGCTCCAGTATTAAAAATATCAGAATATTCTGAATAAAACTTATTTGCTTCCTTGATTTGAGGATAAACTTCTTCAAGAAGTGCTAAGTCAGCATCAATTGATTTTTTAATTTCAATAAGTTTTTTTGATTCTTTTTTATTTCCAGTTCTTATTGCTTTATTAATTTCATCATTTAACTTTTGTCTCCAATCAACAGGCTCCCATAATTCCTTTAATTTTAAATTTCCATCTTGATCTGAAATATTAGCATATATGTCTTTAATTATTTTAGGAATATCTTTTGTTCCGTTTTCTCCTTCTGGAGTTTTTGCTATTAAATTATCAATTGCTTTTTTGGTATTTGGCTGTTCAAATGGATCTACTTTTCCTATTTTAGAATATAATTGAGTAGCATATATGCCTCCAGCTTCATTTTGTTTTTCAATAACATTTGATGCAATTTTACTTGCTGGATCTTTTGCTTCTGCACCAGCACTTAGCTTGTATGTTTCAATTCTATTATTAAGTTTATTTTCAGCGTTTTTATATGCCTCTTCTGCTGTTAAAACTCCAGTTTCAGCTAGTTTCTTTTGCTCTGCCAAAATTTGCTTAGATTCATTGATCATCGCCTGACTCTCAATGTCTCCAGATAAAGTTAATGCATCTGAAGACTGATTTGCTACATTTTCAAGTTCATCTAATTTAGACTTAAAAAACATTTCAGCTTCTTCTGGTTTTACTCCAGTAGTCTCAAGACCCTCGCTAACCTTAGTGCTAATACCTCTAATGTTTTCAACTTTACGATTGGCAACTTCAATAGATGATTTTTCCAATGCTTGTTGCAATGCTAATAATCCAGTTTGACCAGTTATTTCACCAGTCATCAATTTAATATCTTTATCAGCTACTTCTCCTGCTCTTTTTAATGATGAAATTGCTTCTTGTCTTGATTTTTCATCTGGAAGAAGTGTTTGATAAACTCCCTGTGCGGACTGCATTGCTTCTTGCTCTAATTGCTGTTTAGTTGGAAAAAATGTTCTCATTCCAGCTTTAGTTCCATACTTCAATGCAGGGACAGCTCCAGCAGCAGCTAAACCAGCCAAAGCAGATCCAACAGGGCCAGCTCCAGCCTCCTGTGCGCCAGATGATGCTCCTCCAGCTAACCCGCCAATTACAGCTTGTTCTAAAGGTTTCTGACCCATAAACTCAGATACTTTTTGAAGTTTACTTCCAGCTTTTGCAATTTCTCCACCTTTTTTAAATGCAAGAGCAGATCCACCTCCACTTGCTAAACCTTCAGTTACTGCCTCAGTAACCCTCTCAGCAGCAGTATCAGGTTTTGGAGTTCCAAGTTTATCTAAAAGATGCGTTATTGCTCCACGAGAAGTTCCAAAATCAGTTCCAAAATAAGAATTGACTCCCTCAATAGCTAGATCGCCAAGACCAAAAACAATAGGGCCAGCAGCAGCTCCAGCGGCAATGCCGGGAGGGCCAGCAATAGATCCCAAAACTCCACCAGCGGCAGCTTGTACTGCTGGAACGGTAAGTCCACGAGTAACAGCACCAGTCATTCCTAGCAATTCAGTAGCTGGCTCCATGTATTCAAGTGGCTTTGATTTAACTTGAGTCATTCCAGACACGGGTTGTGGAGCTGTTACATCAGCAAGAGGAGGCTTTTCTTCAACAGGTTTTTCTGAAGAATCCTTTGCTGATAACTTTTTTTCGTTTTCTATTTCAGACTGGATCTGTTCTTCAAGTGTCATTTAATATTTCTAAAAGTTTGACCTAATTCAGCATTAAACTCTTTAATTCTATCTCTTTTTCTAATAAGATTTTTTAATTCTTCAATAGCATTTAAATAATTTTCGTTTGTTTTTTGCTCTTCAGTTGCTTTTCCAAGTCCATCACTTAAAATTTTAATCCTAGATTCATCATTTGGATTCATCCTAAGTGAATTGTAAATTGGTCGTTTAAATGTTTTATCAGCAGACTCAACTTCATTTGAAGCGTTAGTGATAGTCTTTATAGATCCATTTCTAAGATTATAAAGAGTTCCAAGAAGTTTTTCAGAAGAATTTGTAATGTCTAATGATCCGGGAATTCTTTCTAGAGATTGCCTTTCTCCTTCAGTCAGACCACCAACTCCAGCTGTTCCAGTTGGAGACAATTGTTTCATTTTTGCAAACTCTTCCCAACCAAGATTAGCTTCAATTGATTTAAGAGCTTGTTCAATGTCTACAATTTTTTGGATTTTTTCCATTGGGCCAGAATACCCAGCACCTTTTGCAATTGCAGCAATGTTTTGATAATTAAATCCACCAATAGGCTCTTTTCCTCTAAGATATTGACTATAAATACCAACAAGATCAGGGTTTGATTGAATTCTAGTTATTGCATCTTCGATCAAATCTATTTTATTTGCTTGCTTATTTATGCTATCCTTTAACGAGTCACGATATGATTTATCTTCTTTTACAATCTTCCGATTAGCTTCTAATGTTTTATTTGCTTGATCTTGATTGGCTAAGTCTCTCTGATGCTTTTTAAGCACCAACTCTTCTGCACTTATACCAATTGCTTGCGCTTCACTTTGCATCTTTAGCACATCTGCCGAAGTATCTTCTTGTTTTAAGAAATATTCTTTTGTTCTTGGATTTTGCTCTACAGAAACTTTTCTATATGGAGTAGTAAGTTCAGCCGCCGATTGATAAGCATTACTTGACTCATCTGGCATATAAACATATGACCTGAGATCACGAGGTAATTTGGGATCTTTTGGTTGTTCTGGTCTATTAAATTCAACTGGAGCAGGAACAACTCCACCTTGTGGTGTAACTGGCTGAATACCTGTTAATTCTTGAGTTGGTTGTCCAGCGGGTTGCGCTGGTTGAATTACAACAGGGGGCGCAACTGGAGCTTGAGGTGCAAATGTAACTTTTGTTTCTTCTAATTGTAAGTTGTCTAAAAATTCTTTATCTTTAGCTATAGTAGAATCATCAACACCTACATAAGTTTCCGTTGGAGTTTTGTTTTCTTGTTGTTCTTTTTCTTGCATTTCACGTTGATATGCAAATCCCTGAAGTGGTTGTTCTGCTGTTGAAATTACTTCGCCCGGAAGTGGAGTAGCGTTTGTTATAATTCTGCCTTGAGCATCAACGCTCGCTCCTTGTTTTGACAAGGATTTACCTGTATCTAATGGCTCTGGTTTAAAAGATTCATTTGTTTTTTTAGTTTCCTTTTGTTTATAGCCACTAGGAACAACGCCCATAACTCTTCTTCCAGCTTCAACAAGAGCAGCATCTTGTTCTTTATAATCAGCTTCAAGTCCTTTTGTTGCTGCTAATTTAACTCTTTCTTGATTTATGAAAGAAAGATTTTCAGTTGATTGTTTTGCTTTTTCAAGCTCAATTTGCTGTTGGAATTTCCTTTCTTCCTTAGCCAGTTCTCTCTTCTCTGAGTAATGTGCTTTAATTCCTTCAGTAACGCCACTAACAGCAGACTGAATGCCTTGAGCTAGTCCTTGTGCCACAAGCTCTGGACGGGATGAATAAACCTCAATTGGAGCAAGTGGACGAGGCTCAAAGGTAGCCTTCCGTGTTACGTCTAGTGGCTGCAATCCCTGCAATGCGCCAAGATTGGCGAATTGAGGAGTTACCTTATAACCCTCGGAAGAATAGCTGATAGCCATATTTTAAGATCCACCGAACTTTAGATCGGATGATTGAGGAAGCGAGAACATATTAGCTGCTTTGGGTTGTCCCATTGCACCAATGTTTGCTGGAGTTTGTGGAATCATTGATGTTCCAGCTCCAAGATTAGTTAAAGCCTGCTGACGTGCAGCATTAACGTCAAATCCACCACCTGTCACTTGTTGTCCTGATGTAGATGCAGCCGTTTGAGCGGACTGAAGTGCGTTTGCGTCACGAATGGACTGCATTGATTCAGCGGTTGCCAATCCTTGTTTTGCAGCTTGCTCGCCAGTTAGTTCAGCTTGCGCTCCAGCTTGAATTTGCGATTGCATCAACGCTTTTTGTTGAGCTTCAGCAGAAGCAGCGGCTTGCTGTGCTTGCTGAACTTGTTGTTGTTGCAAATAAACCATCATTGGATCAATTTTTGGTTTAGGTTCTGGTTTTGGTGCGCTTTTCTTGCCTCCCATATTATTTTCCTTTTAGTGTTTGTTTATTTTGTGAAATCACGGGATTTGATGTTTAAATTCAATGTGTAATGGTTGTTTAAAACTAAGTCAAAAGTTTTTTTCTTGCTTCTTTGCAAAGATCACTGCCGGGTTCAAATTTACGGCAAGAATTTGGCCTATCATTGTATATCTTGCAACACACAGATTCACCAACTTTTCCATCTAACGCAATGCATCTATTATTATATGTTTCCATTAATGGATAGTCAGTTCTTACCATTTCATTTGGAATATTTATTGCATCTGATCTATCTCTCTTAAAAACAGGCCATGACCATTTAAATGCACAGCAAGCACCACATGACTTACAGTCAAATTCTACTTGTTCCATGTAACAGGACGAAAACCTAAGTCTTCGTTTACCAAATCCTCGTATGGAGCAAGGTGAGAAATGTTTGATATTTTAGCATTCAACTTAGGACAATCAACGTATTTTCCTTCATGTCTGTTAATGCAATTAAAGCAAACTGGATAAAAGTCAGCATTAAGCGATTTGTCTTTGTTGTTTCCCCAAGTATCCCAGCTTTTGATGTATCGTGTTGGATCAGGTTTTACTCCTTCTTCTTCCAAATATTGAAAAATGTCTTTATCAGTCCAATCTCGGAGCGGATAAAGCGACATTGGCGAATCGTCAGCATATCGAATATCAACAGCAAGTGGTACATGGCCTTTAATTAAATCTGTATCTGAATATTTTGTCCCGATATATACTGCCCCCCAAGGCCAATTAAAAGTTCCTGTAGGACGTTGCAATAGGTCTGTAAGCCCACACAAATAATCTTCTCCATCCTTTGGACGCTCTGTTCCTAGAGAAAGGCAAACGGCAGATTGTTTTCCCCATTGGTAATATTTTATAAAGTCAAAACGCAACTCTCCAGTTTCAACGTCTGGGCCGTCAGCAATTGAAACCCTATTCGGTGGATAATCGTACACTTCCAACTTCCAATCTTTTATTAGCTTGTCAGAATACGCATATCGTTCTCGCATTTTTGGTTCACGATATTGAATGACTGGAAGATCAATTCCCGCTTTAAATTTAATAAGATGAAGCAATGCCGTGGAGTCTTTTCCTCCACTCCACAAAACTACTGCTCTAGGCCATCTTTTATTCCATTCTGTTATTTTATTTATTGTTTTATTTATTAGTTGTTCCATTTATATAATAATTGCCGCACCAATAGCTGCTCCAGCAACAGCTCCTCCAGTTGTTATCATAGCTCCTTTGGAGGCATTCTCACTTGCTGCCATTTGTTGCGCTTGCTTCAACATTGCTTGCTCGTAATTAGATTGATTCTGCTGATCAACTTGATTTATTTTCTGCAACTGACCAAGGTTACTATTAATCCAATCTGTTGTCGATTGATTTAATTGTTGTGATCCCTGCATCACGTTTCCTTGATATTGTTGCATTGATTGCAGATTCTGAGCTTTCGCGGCTTGTTCTGCTGCAATAATAGATGCTGGATCAAGTCCACCAATAGGAGATGGAGTTTGTGACAAATACCCTTGTTGGATTTGCAAGTTCTGTAATTTAGCTTGTCTTCCTTCCTGTGTCGCTTGATCGTAAATAGCGGAACGTCCAATAAGGCTATCACTTCCTAGTCCACTTTTAATCGCCCATTGATCCATCCACTTTTTTGTAGCATCAAGATTAGTAGCTTCAGCGACACGATCTCCCAATCCTTGACGCATTTTAGCAGTTTCTGGATTAAGTAAGCGTTCAAATTCTTTAGAGGTTTGGATGTTATCCATTCCAAACTCAGATGCCTGTTGAGACGTTTTAGCGGCATCAAAAGACTGCATTGCTGGAGCCTGTGATGAAAAAGCGCGAAGCGAATTAGCTTGGTTCTGTAAAGCTCCCATTTGAGCTTTTGATTGATTCAACCATCCTTGTAAACTAAATGTTGGATCTGGTCGTTTCATAAATTATACAGCAGCACGGGGAACCCATCCCATTCCAGCATTATATGACCCAGTTGTTCCGGGTGCAGTATGTTTTAACATTTCTGATTGTGATCCAAATCCTCCAGTTCCAGCTCCACCATAAGCTCCAGCAGCCCCACTAATTGCTCCTTGAGCAACACTTCCAGCAGCTTGTAAATATGCTGAATTCATTGCATTCTTGGCTGCATAGTTTTGAGCTTGATTTTGCATCATTGCATTTTGATAATTTTGCTGATTTTGCCCTGCTGTCTGCTGTGTATTTTGGAAGGCAGTTCCAATTTGCGCCATTTGGTCAGCTACAGATTGATTGTATCCACCAACATTACCATACATTGCATTTTGCCAATTTTGCATTGATTGCAAGTTTTGACCTTTAACGGATTCTTGGGCAGCAATAGATGATGTTGGATCAATTCCACCAACTGGGGCTTGCATTTGCTGCAACAACTGTTGTTGCAATGCTAGATTTTGTTGTTCGTAGTTTTGCCTTGCTTTTAATGCGGAATCATATGTTGCAGATCTTCCAATACTTGAATCTTGTAAACCAGTTTCAAAGCCTTGAATAAGTCCTTGGCGTTTAGCCCATTCATTAATGTATTGATTAGTTCCTTCTGGAGAAGTTAATGTAGCTAGTTCTTTAGCTTGAGCTTGACGCATTGCAGCGGCAGCTGGAGATGTTTGTTTTTCAAGCTCTCTTGCTCTTTGGATATTACCCATCCCAATCTCTGCAAGACGCTTAGACTCTTGCATTGGATCATAAGTCTGTTGCTGTGGAGGCATCTCAGACGCAGCTTTCATCAATGCAGCTTGTTGTGCTTGCTGCCCCATCTGGGCTTGCTGCATAGCCATAAGAATAGCTATGTCCCTAGACGAATCAGGTTTGCTAATGTAGCTGCTTGCGTTGACTGTTTTTGCTCCACCCATAATTAAAAATTAGTCATAGAGTAAACTTCTCTATCCATTTTAGTCAAACCTAATTTTAACATAACATCATTAGTAAAGCTAGGACGATCATTAATTAATGGAACCCCGATATATCCGGGAGATCCAGAAAGTTGCGTATGTGATCTCCAGTCACTCATTACTTGAATAACATCTTGTGGACGTGTGTGTTTTGGGTGAAAGGCTGGATAAACCGTTGGAAGATACACATGGTCAGAGTATCCAAATAGTTTTCCATTAGAATAATGAGCATATACATTAACATTTGGATGTTCTATAATTGAATGTTCAAATTCCTCGGCAAAATCAACTAATTCTAAGAATTCGTTTGTTCCAGCGCGGACAAGTTTATAATCTATTTTGGGTTTCATATATTTTATGTATAAATATTTTTTGTTAATCCAGATTGATAATATGTTTTTCCATTTACAGAAATTGTTTTAGAATTTCCATATTCAGACAATGAAGCTGAATAAAGCTTTAATGATGGTATTGATGTATCTATTGGTGTTGTAAACGCAGATATGTTCATCTCATTCGCAACTTTGTCAATTCTATTAAATACAGCAAAATCATTATTTCCAGCAAAGAATAATCCAATTATTTTTTTAACACCACCAATATCAGCCATAACGCAAGATCCAGAATCACCAGAAGCCAGTGGAGTAATTCCTAATGGTGTTTGCATAGTTATTTGATCTGACCAAGTTGTGTTTTTACCATTTAAAGATATAACAGTGCTATAACCAATTCCAAGTATATTTATACTACAATTACCAGTTCCCCATCCAATAGGCCCACTTGTAACTCCAGTACAATATACTTTAGGATTTGAAATAAGAATTCCATCTAATTCTTCTGTTGTTGCAAACGGCAATGATGTTGGGTAAGTTGGTTGATCTATAGGTTGCCATACTTGATATGAATTATTATCAACGTATCCTAGTTTTGGAATAATTAAAGCTGAATCAGTATAATTTGGTTGACTATAATAAAAAGGAGTATATCTTTTAATCCCCTCAAATGCAATAGTATTAAACGAAACTCCAGCAGAAATTGATGCGCTTGGAAGATATTTTTGACTATCAACAATCCATGTTATTTTTTCACCAGTATTATCTGGGTTATTTAATTGCTGATTAAGATCCGCTTCTCCTGCAATTTCACCATTATAAACAGCAACGTGTCTATTTGTAACACCAACAACTCTTCCATCTATGTTATCTTTTGCAAAAAAACCTAGTGTTCCAACATTAAAACTATATGCGTTAGGATTAATAGGGTCACGCACCCACCCTGTAGGAAATTGCCTTATCAGCATTCCTCCTTTTAATGGAGTTGGTGCTTCTGGAACGGATAAAAGTCTTGTTATATTTGGATCACCTGATGGATAACATGACATTAATTTAACTTCAGGAGTTACAACCACATCTGTTTTTACATTATTCCCATTTAAATTAATTTGCTTTGGAAGTATATAATCTTTTGGTAAATCTGATTCTAAAATCTTTTTATTTACACCAAAAACAAGACCTATTTCATTTGTTTTAACACCATTTACATATTTGTAACCAATATAAACACTATTTATTCCAGTGTCTTTTTTGGAAATAAAAATATTGTGTATTTGTTCTTTTAATGAGCTATTTAAAATCATAATTACTCCCAATTAACAAACAATACATACAAATCAGCAGGCGGTGGCGGTGGTGGTGGCGGTGGCGGTGGCGGTGGCGGCGGCAATACAGTTTGAGAAATACCTACAGTTATTTCACTTTCATATGGTAGATAATCTTTAAACCTATCCGCTTCTTGCTGTATTATTTTGTTTCTTTCATAAAAATTACCACACACAACACATGGAACACATCCTTTTATGTTGTTTTTTATTGGTACTGATGAATAAAGTGGAATTATTGGATCATCCTTAAATGGAGATACAAATCTATTTGGGAATTCTGTTATCTTTAATGAAGCGTCAATAATACTTGGCATATCAACAAGGGTTTTGCAAAATGTATTGTTGTGCTGCTGAACGAGCAGCTTGTTCAGCTAGTATTGTTGCTTGTTCTTCAGCATGAACAAAGGAAATATTTGATAAAAATGAAGCGGATGCAGTTGCTGTAACTGAAATCAAAGGTTGATTGCATAGCAATGATACACTTTGATAAACTTTTGCATTCCAAGCTTGTATTTTTGTGTCCTGTGTTTCATATGGGCTTTGAAATAAATCAACTAACAATGCTGTTCCATCTTGAGCAACAACACAAGATAATTCCTCATCTGTTTGTGGAACTCCAGTTGACCTTTCACTCCACGGGTCTTGAAACATACGGATTGTTTCTAGTCCAAACTCTCCACACCATTCAATAAGTATAGAAAATGCTTTGTCAATGTCTGTTGTAAGTTTAGATTCGCACGTTAATGAATCCGCATTTCGCGTTGTTGATTCAGTAATTAATCGACGATATTGCGTGTTAAGAAACCCTAAATTTTCAACTTCTGGAGCAACTGGTGTGTTTTCCCATTGGTAATTTTCAGTTACGGCAAGAACTCTAGTATTTAGTATTGATTGGTATTTTCCTTTAGAACCCCTGTAAGACGTTTTAACGTCAACTGTGCCACCGATCTCACAGCATTCAAGTTCAGCATACACAAACTGTTTGTAATCCATGCCATCACCCAAAAGCGCAGTCTCAACTTGTCCGTAAATTCGATTGAATAGATCAGTTGTTGTACCATCTGCATTAATGCTCAAATATGAATCAACTCGATTTGACATGAATGATTCCCAAAGTGAAATGTAAGATCCGTCTCCAGTTGCAGAATAATCAACACTAAAATGAAAACATCTAGATTGTCCTCCAACTATTCCTGTAGTCCATTCAATAGGTCTTGTTCCTGTCCATAATCCACACCACGCTGGAGTTCGTTGTTGATTAATTTCCGAAGCTGCCGCCCAATCCATTACCATTGTAGCTGAATTTATAGGTTCAAGGTATGGAATGCTATATAACAAGTAGTTTTCAAAAGATGTAGCACAAATGCCAGTTTGATCTCCAGCCATGTATGCTTTTGCTCTAACCATTTCAACGTCCTTGTAAAGAACTTGAGATGACAAATAAGCGTTACCAGCAACGTCAGCAGAAACAAGCCCTCCTTGTGAAAACCACCACATCTGACCAGCTTGAAAAGTAATAGATTTTCCAGCTATGCAACCTACATTTGGAAATAATATAGTTTGAAAGTTTGCAGTAGTTGCCCATTGCGTTCTATCTAAAATCCCACTTGATAGAGCATATGTTGAACGATCCGTAAATACATAAAGTTTCTGGTCGTTGTTTTGCCCAATATAATCAGCTAATGCTGTTACAGGACGAGTAAAAGAAAAGTCACCTCTGCCGGTTCCAGTTATGCGTTCTTGCCATGATGTAGGATCACCAAGATCAGATGCTAAAACAATATTTCCACTTGCAACCCACAACCTATTTCCAGAATACGCCATCCATGTTCCAGTTGGAATTGATGACGATTGAACTCCCGTTGTGTTACTTCCATCCCAGTAAACAGGAGCAGAAATACCATCCTGAATAAATAAAACACGATGAGATGGAGTAATTGAAACATCACCACCAGTAGAAATATTAGCAGATTTTGTTGCTAATGTAAAAACACATTGTTTTACGTTTGGATCAATAGAAACTCCTGAAAGTTGGTATGGAACCCATGATTTAGGTTGAACAAGTGGAAATGGACTCCAATAGACTTTACCATTTACAGCAAATACCATGTATGGAATTTCTATTTCTTCAACGCCTTCGCCATTAACGTCAAAAATCTGTGGTGGATTAGTTCCGTCTGCTGCTTTATATTGCTTATTTGAAAGAAAAAGAATTCCGCCTTGAAAATTCCCGGCTGGAAGAGATAGCTTCATTTTTTGACCCGGCCTAGTCTGGACAACACCACCTCGGAACTGAGCATTAACAGCCCATTTTACTTGGTCATTAGGTAACGCCCAAGGATTTCGCATAGAATTAACTCCACGCAACCATCCAGCGGAAGTTTTTTCTTGTCTTCCTGATGTGATTTGTGCTGATTTCATGTTACCACATTACATAATCAGTTCCATCACCATAAGTTATATTATTTATTTGTGGTGGAGTCATTGCGTGACCATCAATGGATTCTTGTTGGTTTCTAAGATATTGATAAGCAATTCCCCAGTAACGAACAGCTTGATCTGCAAAATCTTTGTCTTCCAAATCGACAGCATGAACTGCCGCAATAATTGCGCGTTCTTGCTCAAGTGGGATGAAATCATAAATTGATGAAACTTTTGGAGGTGTTACTTTGTAAAGAATCCTAGCCCATGCACATTTTTTACCAATACGAACCCTTCTATATTTAGGATTTACCTCGGTTGGATGGTATTGTCCAATAAGAGTCATGTTTGTTTCCCTAAAATAATCCCAAGCATACAAACTAACATAGCCATCTGTTAATGGTTTTTCAATATGAGAAATCGTTTTAACAAACATTGGATCAGATATTGCATCAACAAAAAATGTTGAATTAACATATTTGCCAGATGTTTCAAATTCTTTTATTCCAGTCGTTGTATCTCCTTGTGCATTTACAATAGAATCATAAAGTTCAAAGGAATCATTATTTAATCTACGAACATAATAAGCGGAATTTTCATCTAATCCAACTGGCAATACATCATTTTCTTTTGGTCTAACAACAACTTGCGCTCCTGTTTCATAAAGAGATGAATTTGCAATAATGCTATTTGATTTTTGAACATTTACATTTCTAATTACGTTCAAACTTAATTGACCAATTCCAGAATCAAGCAATATTACTCTTATTGAGTTATAATAAACCGCAACTGCATTTCCAATTATTTTTATTGTGTAATCAGTTAAAACAGAAAGTGGTGATGGCAATGTGCTTGAAGAACTAAATTGAACAACTTGATTTTCTGAAAAAAATGATAAATTTGTTGGTTTAATTAAATTTGTTTCAACTGATGGTGTTACTTGCGTTCTAAGTGCATAATAAGTCTGACCAGTCCCAAATGCTGTAATTTGAATTAATGTAGTTAATCCAATATTTTCATATATTTCTGCTACAGTATTTGATATAAATTTTAAATAAAAAGGAGTTATTCCGTTGTCAATAGACGGCGTTGTTATTGGAAGGAAATAATCTGTTCCAAAATAAATCTGTTGACTATTTGAAAAGCTTTTAAAATCACCAAGCCAGTTATTTGTAAATGCAACACTAAATGTCCTAGAAAGAACTACATATAAAGTTCCGTTTCCAGTGGAAGTAATGTTTACCTCACTGAAGTCACTATTTCTAACAGTAAATGTTCCAGTTCCTTGGTTTAATGGAGTTTCAGCCCTATAAGCAGTTCCAGACAAAAGAGGGTTTGGCAATGATCCAGTTGATGAAAAGTTTACAAAAACATTTGTTGATGGAGTTATTGTAACTATTGCTCCATTTAAATACCCTGATCCAGAAGTTATTGGAGTTAGTTTAGTAACTTGTCCTCCAGAAATTGTTGCTCTTGCCGTTGCCCCAGTTCCACCAATTAAAGGTTTGATTTCAATGATTGGTTCATCAACATAACCAGAACCTCCATTTGATTGTGTGTAATAAGAAACAAAAGATGTTTGTATTGAGCAAGTTGCCGTTGCAGCACTGCTTGCTGGTATTTTTGCAAGCAGATTGGTTCCTGTTGCTGGAGATCCAAATACTGTTGCAATAGTTCCAACATAAGAATCTATATCTGGAGCAACTTGATATTTAAATGAAACATTAGGCACAACCTCTTCAACATTAACTTGTCCATTTAATCCCGGTATTGTAGCTCCATCAACATATACGCTTTGATTGATATTAAATCCATGATTTACACACGCTGCTGTTGCTAGTGTATTTGATGTTTCTGTATTAGTTATTTGGTCAAATGGTTTCCATGTTCTAATTGTTCCAGTGATTGTTCCATAATCATCTAAAGTAGATGGAATATACCTAAATACATTTGCTGAAAATCCACTTGAAATTATTTGAACTCGTCCATCAATGGTAAATCCATTGCTAGAAGTAGCACCTTTTATGTAAACATAATCTCCTACGTTAAATCCGTGAGCGGTTGCATTTACTGTTACTCTATATTGATTTGGACTTCCTTCATTTTGCGTCATTGATGAAACAGTAATAGTTCCACTTTTGATGTTTGTTATTGGAAGTGGTGAACCAAGGGATAAAGGCAACGCATATGTAAATGATGTAGATCCAGTCTTTGTTATAGAAAAAGAACCATTATAAATTGGTGGGGTTGCTCCAGAAATTTCAACGGTGTTTCCAGTTTCAAATACATGAGCACTTGTTGTTATGCAAGTAGCTAAAGTTTGATTTGCTGTAAGTGTTTTTATTGCAATAGATGGAGCTGTTGTTGGGGGTGCAATAAAAACATTGGGAGCTGAAGAATATCCCATTCCCGGATCAGTAATAACAATTCCTGTAATTGTGTTATTTATTGAGTTTCTAGTAGCGTATCCTTGAGCTGTTTTTATTTCTATTAAACTTCCACTTCCAACTGGAGGCTGCGGAGGCGGATCAAATGTAACTATTGGTGTTGTTGTATAATTTGTTCCAGCATTAGTTACATTGACACCAACAACTGATCCAACAACAACTGGAGTAAATAAAGCATTAACGCCCGATGGAGTTCCAATGGACAGTGTAGGTGCTGTTATTTGTGATTGAGTTCCAGTTGTTGCTGTTGCTGCAATTAATTTAACAATAGAAAATATTCCACTTCCAGATGTTGTTATTTGAACTGGATTAATAAAGTTTGTATTATCAGAGTTTATTGCATCTGTCCTATTTAAATGCAATGATACTGAGAAATCATCAATGATATTTACAAAATAGTTTTGATTTACAAGCAATGGTTGAGGCAAAGAACCTCCATTGGTAGTTGCTTGAACTTGGTCGCCATCATTAAAATAATGTTTGACAGAAAAGACAAGTTTTGTTTCTGGGATGATTGGCTTGCGAATATCAACGCTAATAGCACTTGTTGATCCAGTCAGATAAACTGGATTTGTGTTATTTGTAGCATCAACTAAAGATGGAAAAATCTGGATGTGATCTGCATCAATCGGTTGAGCAAAGTATGTTTTTTGCGCTTCTAATGGAGCGGGAAGAGACTGAACTGGAAACACAATCTCATTTGGAGAATCAATTGAAAATATTGGAGATGGAGGAACAAATTTTAAAGATGTTTCAACTTGTGATGTTCGTTTATCTTCCAGCTGCATTGAGCCAAAATTTTGAATTGATTGCAATGCGATTGGATATTGCAATGCTTGTGCATTAAGTGAATCACTAAACAATTGAACGGTATATGCGTCAATTACTCCAATGTAGTAAGTTTGTCCATTATTAAGAGGGACTGGAATAGTGCCAGAAATGAGCCTAGCATCCATTTCTTGACCAGATGATAATCCATGCGGTGCTGTTGTTGTAAAATTTGTAATTGGAGTAATTGATACATCCCGTGTTCTGATTTGAGAATCATCTGGAATTATTGTTCCAGTAGCAAAATCTTGTTGAGAATGTATTGGTATTAACAACCCATCAACGCCAGTTCCATTTTGCAATTGAGAACGTAAATCCCTGTTGTTTTGATCCGTTCCCAATACACGAATCATTTTTCCAACATCATTGTTACTTTCTGCAACTGCAATAAGTTGAGATGGACGAATAATATCCATTATTGTTGAAACATATCCTCGATCATCCCATGCCCAAGATACAGGATTATACATCCCTCCTTTGTTTACATGGTATTGGAACAAACGATTCCTGAAATACGTTGGTGATCCATCAATATTTACAGCAAGAGGAACATCAATTCCTCTAGGTAAAGTAATTGTGCATTTATCCCAACCAGTGCAAACATCAACTTCAGCAGTTGTGTGAGTCCAATGTCCAGATTCCATAAGGGTCTGAACAGCTTGCGTGATTTTCCGAAATACCTTTGTTACATCGGTAGTTCCTAGAATTTCAGCGCACTCATCGAAGATTTCGGATACAAACATGGCGCGATACTATCGCACTGAACCTTGTTCTGCAATAGATTTCAGAAACTCTTCGTCAGTTCCTGAACTTTCTGGTAACATTGAAGCTTCTAAAGCTTCTGGAGCCATTTCTTGGCCTCCTGCACCTTTCTGTGCATTAACATCAGCTTTGAGTGATTCAAGACCACTAGCAAGTTGCGTTACAAGTGCGTAAATAGCATCAAAAGCATCAGATGGCATTTCAACCATAACTTGACCTCCTTGTGGAGCTATTTCTTGCATTGGTGCTGCCATTTCCCCCGGAATAGCGTCTGTGGTTGGTGTTGGTGCTTCTGTAGGAGGCATAGTTTTATCGGCCATAATTAGTCTTTCTCGTATTCTTCGGATTCGGATTCGCCAGCTTCAGCTAGTCCCATTTCAATAGCATCTTCTGGATCTTCTTTTTCTGCTGTGGATTCCATTTTGCTTGCGCCTTTGGGTTTAATTCCACAAATACAAAGCTCAACGCAATGCCGTTTTGTTTCTTTTCCATCACGCATCACTGTTTCTTTTTTTTCCATTGCTTTTTTAAAATAAATGGTAGCAGTTCCTTCTTTTGGAAGTTTGCTCAATGCTTCAGCATTCTCAAAATACAACGATGGGTAATGAATGCTAGGGGATTCATCATTTCCTTCATCATCCCCCATTGAAATAGAAATGGATTTAAGTTCTTCTCCAAGGTCGTGAAACCCTTCTGGCATCTTAGCTTTTTCTTTAGTGTATGGCATATTATTTTTCTTCAAGTTTTTCAATCTTTTCTGATAGTTCTTGAATGGCTTTAATCATTGGAGCAATGAATTCAATATACCCAATACTCATTGAATCTTCCCATCCTTTCATTGAATGATCTTGAAATCCACCAAAATCAACTCCAGTTTCTTGAATAATTTCTTGGATTTGTTGAGCAAGAACTCCATGATGGTATCTGTTTCTTTTTTTACTTCCATCCTTGACGATGTTTTTTAATTTTACAGATTCATTCCATTCATTTGATTTTTTATCGTATTCTTGTTTTTCTAAAACATATAATTCTAAATCTTTAAGATATTTTGAATATTCTTCGTTATATTTAATGACATCTTCATCTGAATCACCAATTTTTGATGGTTCTGAAGGTTGAATTGGAAATTCAATTTCTGGAAATTCAGATCTATAATCTTCTCTATAATCCCACTTGTAGTCTACTGGTTTAACTTTTTTAATGAAATCAAGGCCAAGAATTGTATCTCTAACATCAGATTTATCTCTTGCATCAGACCAAGATCCGACTTGAGAAACAACTGCTGTTACATTAGAGTCTCCAATTCTTACTTGGTTGCTTGCGGTTGCTTGTGCATTATATCCTAAACACGTTGTATTTGTTGCATTATACAAAAGACTACCAGCCAGATATCCAATTGCAGTATTATTTTCGCCAGAATTAAATATATTCAACGAATAATTTCCAATTGATGTATTTCCAGATTCCGTTATATTAGAATTAAGCGAACTAAATCCAACAGATACGTTATTTGTTCCTGTTATATTGTTGTATGAAGAACTATATCCAATTGCAGTATTAGCTGAAGCTGTATTTTTATTCAAAGCAATGGCTCCAATAGCAACATTTCGACCTCCTGTTGTGTTGCCATACATTGCTTCTACACCAACCGAAACATTTTCACTTCCTGTTGAAAGTAATTTACTTGAATTTGACCCAACTGAAACATTGTTTGCAGCAGTAGTTGCACCATTTGCTGAAAAATTACCAATAATAGTGTTTCCAGTTGAAGAAGAATTACCCAAGCATTGAGTGCCAATTCCAATATTTAATTGTGCAGTTGTAGCATTTCCCATTGCTTCAAAACCAACAGCAGTATTACCAAAACCGCTTTGTAAACCAGCTAATGAATTATATCCAATAGATACATTTTGATTGCAAGCTACACCTGTAATAAGTGAATTATTTCCAACAGCAACATTTTGATTTCCTGTTGTATTTGAATACATTGAAGTACGACCAATGCCAACATTATTAGACCCAATTGTTGTTGAATATAATGCTTGTGTTCCAATTGCAGTATTAAGTGAAGCTGTTGTATTTTTATCTAATGCTTGAGCACCAACAGCAACATTTTGATTTCCTGTTGTGTTATTGCTTAGTGCTTCAAGTCCAACAGAAACATTTGCAGAACCTTGCGTATTTGCAAACATTGATCCCTGTCCAATGCTTACATTTTGTCCTCCAGATGTATTTTTAGATAAAGAAACATTTCCAACAGATATATTTGTTGATCCAATTGTGTTTAAATACAATGATTGAACTCCAACAGAAACATTGTCTGAACCAGTTATATTTGTTGCTAAAGAAGATAATCCAACTGCTGTATTTGTAAGAATGCTATTTCCTCCCCTAGAAATTGGAATTAGATTTATTGATGATGCTTTAAAATCACCAGAAATATCTCTTGCGATAATTGCATTTGCTGAATTTGTGCTTGTTGCCGTAGTTCTTGCGTTAGGCAATGTACCTGTTGTAATATTTGACGCATTTGTTGTGTCTGTTGTTGCCGATGCAGCAAGTCCAAGAATAAGATTTGGTGTTACTTTTGTTAATGACATATTTAATATTAAGTTTTGTTATTTTGCTATCCATCCAAGACTTCCAGATCCACTTTCTTTTACCCAAAAAGTTTGATTTGAACCACCAAGTGTATTTGAATAAATACTTCCAATCGGAGCAGCTATCGTTCCTTCAGGAGATCCGTTTCCAGTATACCATGTTCCAGCAGTTGAATATGAAAGTTGAATAATATTTAATACACTTGCATTTGGAATTGCTTGGTCAAATGAAATAAGAGAAGGAGATGATATTTGAATTTGGTATCCATCTGAATCTTGAACAACTCCATCAATATATACTAAATAAGCGTTATTGTTTGGGTTTGATGCTCCAGTAATTTCAAATATTGTTTTAACTCCATTACCAGTATATTTCCATCTTTCAAAAGTGCTAAATGTATCTTGAGCATTATTAAAAACACGCAAAATATAACACAACAATCCTTCACCTTGGTATCTTGGGAAGTTTTTAACTTCCGATGAATTAGCTGGATCGCATGGTATATTCCATACAACTCGCCCGTGCATTACTGTTTTTCTTATTTTCCCATATAATGCTGTTACTAGATTTTCTATTAGGGATGGAACGCTTTCGTTCGATGCTTGTGGATATGGAGTGTCGGAACAGGAGTTATTTGATCGGCAAGACATAATTAATTTACTGATTTAAGTTTGATTCAATTGCAGCTATTTTAGACTCTAGGTTTTTGTTTTTATCAGACAATTCTTGAATAGCTTTAATCATTGGAGCAATGAATTCTTCGTAACCAATAGACATTATTGTTTCCCATCCTTTTATTGAATGATCTTGGAAGCCACCAAAATCAATTCCAGTTTCTTGAATTACTTGCTGAACTTCTTGAGCAATTACACCATGATGGTATCTAGTCCTTTTCTTTGATCCATCTTTTTTGATGTTTGAAAGTTTATTGTCTTCAATGTATTTTTTAATTGCATCATCAAATAATTCCTGTGTTTCAAAATTATTTCTGTCTGGTTGTTCTGATTTATAATCCTCACGATAATCCCACTTATAATCAACTGGACGAATTTTGTTAATAAAATCAAGTCCGAGTTCCGTGTCTCTAATATCTGTTTTGTCTTGAATATCTGAACGGGTTTGAACGGTTCCTGTTACATATACAGTTGTTGATGTATCTCCAAGTTGTACTTGGTTACTTGCACTTGCTTCTGAATTAGAACCAACATAAGTATTATTTGACCCATTTGAAGTTGTAAAAGCAGCCCTATATCCAATTGCAGTATTATTTGATCCAGTTGTATTTGAGTTAAGTGCTGAATCCCCTACTGATGTGTTATTTGATGTTGTTTGATTATAATATCCAGAAAAATCGCCAATATAAACATTAGAACTTCCTGTTGTATTTTGTCTTCCGGAAGAAACACCAATCCCAATATTCTTTTGTCCAGTTGTGTTATTATACAACGCTTGTGCGCCAAATGCACAATTTCTTTCTCCTGTTGTATTTTGTCTTAGAGTAAGGTCTCCAAGCGCACTATTGGAGCCAACTGTATTGTTTAATAGTGATTCTCTTCCAATAGCTGTATTTGATCCACCCGTTTGGTTCAAAAGCAATGTACCAGTTCCAATGGCAACATTACTTGATCCAGTAGTATTGGAATTCATTGATCCATAACCAATTGCTGTATTACTTGTTCCAGTTGTATTTGCAAAATTTGTTGCATATCCAATAGCTGTATTTTGAAAACCTGTTGTGTTTGTTGATAGCGAAGAATTTCCAAGTACTGTGTTTGAAGAAATATTCCCACCACCCTTGCCAACAAAAACGCTATTAAACGATGAATCAGAAACAGAATTAAAATAAGTTCCTGCTGAAATAAAACCAGAAGCTCCAATGTTTATTCCAGATATATTATTTCCTGATGTAATTGGGCCACTTGCTACAATTGCACCTCCTGATGTAGTTATATTACCAACTGCTGAAATGTATCCTCCTGCTGTAATAAAACCAGAAGCTCCAATGTTTATTCCAGATATATCATTTCCTGATGTAATTGGGCCACTTGCTGCAATTCCACCTCCTGCTGTAATTGCTCCAGTTGCACCAATTGATCCAGAGGTTACAATGTTGTTATATGCTGTAATTCCACTTAATGAAACTAATCCTCCTCCAGCTTGAATGATTCCACTTGCTCCAGTTGTTATATTTCCTTCAACTGTAAGTTTTTGTGATGGAGTTGATGTTCCAATTCCAATGTTTCCTGCACTATAATATACGGAAGTTCCATTTGTTAGCCACTGACTTCCTATTCCAGTAGAACCTTGAATGCCTGTTGCTCCTTGAGTTCCAGTTAAACCTTGAATGCCAGTAGCTCCAGTAGATCCAACCCCTGTAGCACCAGTTAAACCTTGAATACCAGTAGCTCCTGTTGCTCCTGATCCAGTAGCACCAGTCAAACCTTGAATTCCAGTTGAACCTGTTGCTCCTGTACTACCTTGAATACCAGTAGCTCCTTTTAATCCAGCAATAGAAATAGTCCAAGACGTTGCTGGTGTAGAACCAACATAAGAATCAGTTAGTATAGAAAAAGACGTTGATCCAGTAATTGTAACAGTTCCTTCAAAATAATTTGAAATTGTATTTACTGCTCTTACCCTAGATCCTGTAACAAAAGCTCCTTGTTTATTTGTTGTTAATACAATTGTTACATTTAATGCCGGAACAGCAAATGTATTTGAAGTTACACCATCATATCCAAGTCCTGTGGCCCCAGTAGCTCCTGTTGCTCCTGATCCAGTAGCACCAGTCAAACCTTGAATTCCAGTTGAACCTGTTGCTCCAATTGTTGACGCTGGGCCGGGTGATCCAGTAGCTCCAGTTAATCCCGTAGCTCCAGTTAAACCAGCTCCAGTTGCGCCTGTTGCTCCAGTTGAGCCAATGCCTGTAGAACCAGTACTTCCTTGTGATCCAACAGATCCTGTAAGTCCTGTTGCTCCTTGTATTCCAGTTGAGCCAATGCCTGTAGAACCAGTACTTCCTTGTGATCCAACAGATCCTGTAAGTCCTGTTGCTCCTTGTATTCCAGTTGAGCCAATGCCTGTAGAACCTTGAATGCCTGTTGATCCTTGAATACCCGTAGCACCTTGAGAACCTGTCGCGCCAACTCCAGTAG